ATGAAAGTTTCTCTGGTCGTTCCCGTCTTCAACGAAGAAGACGCGATACCTATTTTTTATAAAACGGTTCGGGAATTTGAAGGGCTTCAGCAGCATGAAGTCGAGATAGTCTTCATAAACGATGGCAGCAAAGACGCTACAGAATCAATTATCAACGCGCTTGCTGTTTCCGATCCGCTTGTGGTCCCGCTGTCATTCACAAGAAACTTCGGTAAAGAGCCTGCGCTATTCGCTGGCCTGGACCATGCAACAGGTGAGGCAATAATCCCAATTGATGTTGACTTGCAGGACCCAATTGAGGTCATTCCACACCTGATAGAGAAGTGGCAAGCCGGGGCTGATATGGTCCTTGCTAAACGCTCTGACCGCTCTACTGATGGACGACTCAAACGCAAGACCGCTGAGTGGTTCTACAAGCTGCACAACAAAATAAGCAACCCGCAGATAGAGGAAAATGTTGGCGACTTTCGCCTGATGTCTCGGGATGTTGTTGAGAATATCAAGCTAATGCCTGAGCGAAACCTTTTCATGAAAGGCGTTTTGAGTTGGGTTGGCGGACGCACTGACGTTGTTGAATACGCCCGCGCAGAACGTGTTGCCGGGGATTCTAAGTTCAATGGCTGGAAGCTGTGGAATCTTGCATTAGAGGGCATTACCAGTTTCTCAACTTTTCCACTGCGCATGTGGACGTATATCGGCTTGTTCGTTGCTGGCCTGGCCTTCATCTATGGCGCATGGATGATCGTCGACACGTTAGCATTTGGCAATCCGGTTCGCGGCTATCCATCAATGCTGGTTTCAATACTTTTTCTGGGCGGGGTTCAATTGATAGGTATAGGCGTGCTTGGGGAGTATATCGGCAGGATTTATGTTGAAGTTAAGGGAAGACCGCGATACATCATCAAAAATGATGAACCAACAAACAAGTCTTAAGGTGTAAAAATGCTTCGTTTCAATTTAGACAAAAAGCTTTTTTCAATGATAATGCTTATTTCATTGATATTCTTCATTCCTATTATTTTATCAAGTCACTATTACGTTGATGATTTAGGGCGATCTATTTACGGCTATTCAAAGTGGTCTGAGAACGGCAGGCCTCTTGCCGATCTTTTATTTCTATCTTTGAGCTTTGGGCCTCAGTTGCCAGACATATCTCCTCTACCGCAATTGCTTGCCTTGAGCATCTTATCGCTAAGTGTTTACTTTTCTGCAAAAGCATTCCTCACTGAATTTGACGGGTACGTTGCTGCCATCATTTCAATGGTTGCAATTTCAAGCCCATTTTTGTTGGAAAATCTATCATATAAATATGATGCCTTCCCAATGTCGATATCCGTGCTGTGCGCGATAATTCCTTTTGCAGTAAAAGCCGTTAATTTAAAAAAACAATTTCTATATTGCTGTGCTTCTGTAATTCTAATTTTGTGCATCTATCAGGCATCAATTAACATATATATAATATTCGCTATTTTATACGTATTAAACTTATTTAGGTTAGGCGACACTCGCAATGGATTATTATCAATAATCGCATCCATTGGCGGATTGGCTATTAGTTATATTATATATTCAACATTCATTTCGCCGTACTTTTTAGTTGGTAGTTATAATCTAAGGCATAGTGAACTTGCGACCTCAGGAATAAATGATGCCTTAACGGTTGTATCACGTAACATTTCCGAATTTGGAAATATGCTAAGTCTTGTTGTTACTACACCATTTATAATCTTTAGTATAGTGGTGTTAACATTATCTTTAATTGCGTTAATAAAAATAGCGTTTGTTAAATGCAGTTCCTCTAAGCCTGAGAAGATAATGAAGCTTTTAGTCATTGTATTTTCTCCAGTGGCAGTTTTGTGCATGATAACAGGCCCCATGATGCTCCTGAGGGATCCAGTGCTATCTCCCAGGGTTCTAATGGCATTTGGAATTGCATGCTTCTTCTTTGCAGTACTTTCTACTTGGGCCTTCTCTCGCACAAATCTTTATAAATCATTATGCGGAATTTTGTTTACAGTTTACGCCCTATACTCTTTAGGTGTTGCCTATGCTTATGCTAACTCACTTAACAATCAAGAAAAGTATGAGAATGCGATAATTCAATTAATGATGTCTGACTTAAACAGCCTTGGCTTGAGCGGTTATGAATTTATTGCTTTCAAAGGTGGAGTATCGTTGTCACCAGAAGTTAGGATGGCAGCAAAAAAATATCCAATAATTTCAAAACTTATACAGCCAACAATAAATAATCAATGGGTGTGGGGCCATACCCAAACGATGCATTTCGATTTGGATAAAAAATTTCAAAGCTTTGATTATCACATGTCGCTTAAATCGAGTTTATGTACATTTGAAAATGTCAGAAACTCTAATAACTATAACATTTTAATTGATAAAAAAAGCTCAACTATTGTGTTTGATTTCACGAAGAAAGAGTGTAAATAGTTTTTGAAAGCCCCCCCCAACATAATCTGCAGGGGGGGTATATTTAAATGCTGCTGGTATATGTAGCCCCCGAGAAAAGGTTTTTCCATACCTTGGTTTGCACCAACACCCTTCCAGCCCCACAGGAAAGAGAGGTATTCAGGTTATGTACGCTCGCACCATCTACGGATGTGAGAAGATCAACGTTACATGGGATATTGTGAACGCCTGGCGTTGTTTTGATAACACCGCCAGAGTTTGTGCCGATAGTGTTAAACCCGGTTTCCAGACTACCAGACAACGTAATTGCTCCACCACTTGCAAAGAATGCGGTCTGAGCGCCAGTATCGTTAATACGGCGACAGTTAGACATTCTCACCGATAGAGTTGAACCAGTAACCTGTGCGATACGGCCTTCGCCGTCACAAGTGTAATTTGTCAAGTTTAGCTCAGTGCCGCCAGTCATAGCAGATGTGATATGGTTCCACCCACGCTGGCCGCGTAGCTGATACACATTAACCCAGTTTGCGCGTGTTACGGTGCAACCTGCTATTAACCGAGCTATTTGACCATTGTTTGTACTTACAAAATTACATGCAACATTTTCAATGTTCATATTTGTTATTGTGCCACGATTCACAACAACGGCAGAGTTGGCATTATCCTGGAAAATTATATTACCATTCTTGATTGTCAGGTTATCTACGGCTAATGTTGACGCGTTATTTACGCCAAATATGGCGAACGCAGAGCGCGGTAAGCCGTCTATAACTAAATCGTGTATTACCGAGCCGAAGGTGCCAGCGAAATAGACGGATTGCTGTGCATCGTTTTGTGAGCGTAAGTTTCTGATCAATAACGTATCAACTTCAATGCTATACCCAGAGGTACCAAACCCCCTGTCATTAATCTCAATTGCTGCGAATTCTGACCCAGTGCTACCTGGCTTAGCAAAGATGTTTTCGATGGTCAGGTTTTTAACAACCGTCTTTGTTAAGTTTGCATCGCCCCAAACTCGAACAACACACTGTTCAGTATCTCCATAAATTCCTGAGATGCGGAAGCGAACAAAGTTACCAGTTCCATCTCCTGTAATCTTTACTGCGCAATGAGCGTAATTACAAAATAACCCTTCAGCGTCTACATCAGAAAAATCACCAGGCTCACTTATATTGTAATTTGCATAGTCACCAATAGTAAAAGCCAGCATATCATCGCCAGTTTTACCCTTAAGGTTCCGAATGTAGGCATGGCGGATTGGTGGCTGGCAGTGCAGTCCATCACTATTGGTGTCGAAATTCAATCCAACAGCAGTTAAGTATGTGACATTACAGACCAGCCATGCATATTTGTTAGCGCCAATAACCTTTATACCACCACCAATTTTTAGGCTGGTTATTCCTTTAAGGATTGACGCCATCGATCCAAGGCCGACAACAGTCTGATTGGCCCCATTATAATCGATTGTTCCTGAACCCCAGATCTCGATATACGCATCTACGGCTGAGCTATTTGCGTATGAATAGTTATTGAAAACAGGTACATTTGAGCCGTTAGCAAGTTTTATCGTTACTCCTGGGCCAATCCACAAGCGGGTTCCGCTTCTAAGTACCCATGTTCTATCAGTGATATATGTACCCGGCTTCTCGAAACGAATATCCCCGCCCGCGGCAAACATAGCATCCAGACCTGAGCCAATGATGTTTGTGGTGCTTGGTTCAATACCATACATTTGAGGGGTGCGGTATTGAAGGGCAGAACCGACTGTACCAGCAGGATAGACAGATCCTACCGACAATCCAACCAACCCAGCCCCGCCTGTAGCCGCCAGCGCAGCACGCAGAGAAGCATCTCCGACACCAACCCATGCACCTGGCCCAACGCCGCCAGTACTCGCCGGAGTTGAGTTGGCCGGAACAACTTTAGGGCCGGATGCAAACGAACCAGTCCATTTGTAATATTCGCCGTCGGCGGTGTTCAGCAGCACCTCATTCGGGTTGTTGATTGTCGCGCCGGTGGTGAAAGTTTTCCCTGTAAGAATTACGTAACCGTAGGCGGCCATTGCCTGCTGGGAAAGATAGTTGATGCCCTCAATGGTGTAGTGCTTCTGACCAAAGCGATCGGTATAGGTCCACCCCATCGATGTGACGAATTCGTCAATTTTCCCCGCGTTAAATTTCAAGTCGCGAGGTGATTCACTTGGTACTGCATCTTGAGTTGGTTGCGTAGCCATATTGATTCCATAAAAAAAACCGGCGCGATGGCCGGGTTCGGTTGGTCGTGGACGGTTCTTATTGGTAGATAGCGTCGCTGTATTCCGCGACGGTCAGAGATACCGTGTTATCGGTGTTCGGTTTGATGCTGTTGACTGTCCATAGCTGACTGTCCAGTTCCTCCACTGTCGCAATGAGATAGCGCGACGGGAGCTGCACAGTGTCTCCGTTCCAGATGTTGAGCTGAATATCGGGTATTGCTGCGGTGAATCCGTACTTCGTGTCGCTACGGGCGGTGGCCGGATAGCGCGGAGTTGGGTTACCCAGGCTGTCGGTAACCAGCACATACATCGAGCCAGTAAACGTGATCGGCTCGCTGGTATCGAAGTTATTCCCGGCACGACCGGTGATGTATCCCTGTTGCTGGTTGCTGTCGTAGATGTCTGGCATCTGAATGACGCTTCCAACCTGGATAATTCCATCCTCAAACACTTTGGCGTTCATCTTCACCCTGGAGTAGATCAGGCGTTTGGTTTCGCGCAGAGCTCGCTCCCGTGCCTGGTACTCGTTACGAAAACCGACGATCTCCAGTTTGTTCGGGTTCTCAGCTTCCTGCTCGACGATAGAGCCGTTCAGGACCCGGTAGTTAATGTACGTCTTGTTGTTCGTGGTTGGGTGAACGTATGACACCTGCACGCCGTCGTAGCCGCCAGGCAGCGTGGCTTCGTACGTCATTTTGTACTCGTCCGTCTTCATGTTGGCCCGGTTGAATACGGCCGCCGGGTAATCAACTTTCTGATCACGGGTAAACGTCAGCACGCCGTCATCCCAGTACGCCACCACTGAAGCCGCATTGCAGATCGCCTGGACACGGTCTCCCAGCGAGTCATTCTCATCATCAAACGTGTAGTCGAAGTAACCCAGGCGCTCGTCAGGCAGGCTTTCGGCGATTGAGTACAGCCCGTACAGGTCAATGCTGCTTACCGGCTGCTCACCCATAATGAGCCAGGTATGCGCCACCGCATCAGCGAACGAGCGCGACGGACGCAGCGTGTAATCTACCGTCTGCGTGTTTATGTCGTAGGTGATGGTATGGCGGGTCACCAGAGCGTTATATTTGCGCTCGCGGCTACCAAGGGCGTTCTCAGTCGCCCTCACCTTTACCCGCACCAGCGTGTCTGTCGGGTGAACGACATTGGTCCGGATGTTAATGCTGTGGATTTCCTCAACCTTCAGAAGGCTGGCATCGCCAGAGTTATCCGTGCGCTGGAAGCTTACCGCGTACTTCCCGAAGCCGCCGGTCGGCGTGATTTTGTCGGTGCGGTAGAAAACCTCACTGGTCGACTGGTGCGGCGTCGTCTGCCTGTACGTGAAGGTCTGCTGCGTACCCGGCACCTGGTTGTAGTCGTCGTCGATTTTCCAGATGACAGCTTTCCAGTTCGTCTCTTTTTTCCCGCCGAGGCTGGACTGGGTATGCAGCCACAGCTGCGTCGACTCGACCGGGGAGAAGAACGGCCCCACAACCAGCGCCTCGTTATCGTTCAGGATGAACTTCGTGGTGTTGATCGTGGCATTCGCCGGGATGTCCTGCGGGCCTTCGAGCTGGTTCATCGTGAACGTGTACCAGCGTACCGGATTCACCACTGCACCGTCGTTTGTTTCAACGGCGGAGATAAGCGTTCCGGAGAATGTCGCATCGGTGGTGACGCTGCCTGATGCAGTGCTGTATGTCACGTTGATGGTGAAAGTCACAGCGTGCGGCAGAACCAGGCCCATGAAGTAATCGAACTCGGCCTGCTTTTTGATTTTCATCGCAATCTGGCCGCCGGAATACGTGCCGCTGACTACAGTGGTTGCCGTTGCTGTTTCGACAGGGAAATCGCTGGCTTCGTTTTGCCCGGGAACCTCCTGACCGTCAACGTCATCGAACCCGTAGCCCTCTACGATCTGAGGGATTACCTCGCCAGGCTGGAAGAACTGGAATTCTGCACCGGCCAGAGAGCCAAGGCTTGATTCTGAGTAGCGCACAGACTCGTAATCGTATTTGCCGATCCCGATGCACATCCACTCTGTAACGTACTTCAGGCCGCCGTCGGTAGACGTCTGATGAACGTATTCGAATACTGATTCCTGAATCAGATCCGGGAACGAACGAATCTGTCCGTAGATGTCTGGCTTGGCCTTGTAAACGCGCGCGGTGTTTGTCTGACCCGTCAGGCTATTATTCGGCGAGTCGACAGAGTTTCCACCAGTGTTGGCGATGGCTGGTTTCGGTGCCAGGAACGAAAATACCTGACCAACCACTTTAAAAATCGGGCTTAGGATGTCGCCGACAATGCCCTTTGGCTGGTCGAAAATCTGGATGTTGTCCAGTTCGCTCAGTTCAAACGCCAGCTCGTCATCGTCGCCCAGCTTTACGCCGTTGCGGACGATCAGTAGATCTCGGTGAAAGGTAGCGTCATTGGCCGCCAGCCAGTCATAAAAAAGGGTGCCGTTTGGCACCCTGCAACGCAGCTTGGGCGTTCCTGGAAAATTCGATATCTCAACCAGCGCCATATTCGAAAAACTCCACTTTGGTGAATGCCCGCTGAATGACCAGCGACGAGTCCATGCGTACGCTTCCGTTCTCGCCGCGCGAGTGCAACGCCTGGCGGTTCAGCACCAGGCCAACATGTGCCGGTTGCGCGCCGCGGTACCCGACGAATATCCCTCCCTCGACAGGTTTATCGACCCGGCGCCAGAAAACGACGTCACCCTGATAGCAGGTGAAGAAGTCCTCACCGGCTTCGTAGTCCGGCGTCTGGTGCAGCTCAATTCCGAGAACGTGCCGGTAATACAGCACGCACAAGCCCCAGCAGTCGACTTTCTCGAACGAGCATGCCCGGTTAGCCCACGGTACTCCGATAACCCGCCGGATAAATTCATCTTTAGTCATGCGGATTCCTTATAGGTACTGGAGTCCAGTGTATTCGCGGGGATCGTATAATTTTCCAATATTATTATTGAGCGGGTTGGTCACAGACAGGGTGACAGACGCGGCGTCGGCATCGATATCGACGGTCTTGACGTATAACTGCCAGGACTTAATCGGTACAGACACGTCGCCGCTGTCGAAGATCTGCCTGGTGGCTGTGATGGCCGTTAACCTGGCCGCACCCTTCCACCGCTTCATCAGCGCTTTGATGTCAGACGACAGCCGACCTAATTTCACTGTCGCGTCGATTACCGGAGTACCGCTCTGCTGACTCTCTTCGATTTCAAAGCGCGCTGGCGTGTATGTCTGGCCGCCTAGCGTCTTCGCAAAGAACTGCTTGTCGACCAGGCGGACATAGCCAAAGGATGGATGGTAGAACGTGATGGTATCGTACAGACCGCGCGTCGGGCGCTGCTGCTTATATTGACGGAACGATGGCATCAGGGAACCCTCGGAAGACTTTCCAGATCGCGCCCATCCGGATAACCCGTAACCACGATATCCAGCCATGAATCCCACGGTGGCGGCAGTTCAACAATGATGTCGTCGAACTCATCGTCAGCGTTGTACAGATGGTTGGCAATAACGGTTCCCGTCCAGGTCACCACCCCGCCGTCGATACTTGTTTGCACTGGCATCTGCGTGAAGTGAAGCTCCTGCAATTGCAGGCCACTGCCGCCAAGATTGATATTCATCCGGAACCAGTTCAGGCCCCGGTTGAGATAGTTCGGGCTGCGTAGCCACTGCTGGAAAGCGCGCTCCTGCGCAAGAGTGAAGATCCACGTCAGTGACCAGGTCACTTTAAGGTCGTCGGTTTGGTTCTCGAAGATAGCCGGGCCGACCGCCGGTTGGTCAGTCTGGAACCCGGTATCGAGAGTCATGTTTTTGCTGGCCTTCTGCGCCAGCGGCAGCCAGTCGGGATAGTCGATAATTGGCATCAGCCCTGCCCCCTCGGCGTGCGTTTGGCGGTAGTATTTCCTGTGATTGCTTGGCTCATAACACCACCATTGTTCATATCGGCAACGAACGCCTCGACAGTCAGCGTATTTCCAGTTTGCGTGGATCTGGCGTCATACATATGCTGTCCTGATGACATATCATTGAATATGACGCTAACCTGAATTCCACCGCCTCCGGCAGTCATGTCCTTATTGCTGATCACCTTGCCGTTGTCGCCCGGTATCATGTACTGCTTGCCGGTGCTGGCCTGGTAAATCTCCGGCATGCCACCTTCGCCGACCTGGTACATTCCTCCAGCAGATACAGGGCCGCCGTTCTTGCGCTTGCCAGCTAACGCCCCCACCCCAAGAACAGCCACGGCAGCAAGACCGATTTTTGCAGCTGTGCCCATTGATGCAATGGAAGCCATTATTGCAGCGGGTGTCCATGCGGCGGTGGTTGCAGCTGCAGCGCCAGAGCTAACAGCTAACTGAGTACCTACGGCGGCGTTTTGCACTGCGGTTGTAGACACTATCGCAGCCTTTTGGGCAGTCCCACCCATAATTGCCGATTTGACCCACTCAACCCCCATTTGCACGAAGGTATTAACCAGGCTGTTAAGAACCGTGCTACCAAGAGATCGCATTGCATCACTGGCCGTCATACTACCGGTGATAATTCCCGTTAATGCGTTGGAGGCATTTCCTGCTAGCGCATCGATTGAAGCCGCCAGCGCTTCATTGCCCGCGCTCTGGTTACGGAAAATCTCCCATTGAGCTGCAATCCTCTCCTGCTCATACTTCCTGTTGGCCGCATTCGTCAGTTCAAGTCCTCGCTGGGTTAACTGCCCCTTCTGGCTTTCAAACTGCTGGATTAACGCCAACTCCTGAGCGTGCTGGTTAGCAAGCCTCTGGACCGGGTCTACCTCACCTTTAGCCGACTGCTGCGGGGTTACAACCTGTTGAGCTCGTATCTTCGCCAAATTCGCCTGATGATTGGCCTCAAGCCGCTCAGCAGTTTTGTCGTACTGCTCCTGGCTAATCTTCTTGGCCGCCAAAGTGGTTTTCAGGTCATCAACATCTTGCTTATAGCTGGCGTTTTCGCGCGCTTCCGGTAGAAGCTTTTGCGCGGCAGCCTCGGCCTTGATGGCATTGGCCGTATCCCATTTCTCTGCAGCATACTGCCGGGCCTGTGCGATCTGGGCCTGAGTTGCGCCCTTCCCAAGAGATTGCTCGGCATTAAGCATGGCCTGCTCTCTGCTGAGTTCTTGAGTTGATCCCGCCGCCAGTTCGGCTTGCTGCTTCAGGTTCGCCAGCTTCTGAGCAACAGATTCAGCAGAAGACGCTGATTTTTTCCCCTGTTGCTCACTCTCTTGTTGAGCTTTTTTTCTGGCTTCTTCGGCCTTTTGCAGGTCGTAGTTTTCTCCCGCAAGCTTTCCAGCTGATGATATCTGATTCTTGTTATCAGTTACCTTGGCGGCTTGCATTTGAGCTTTAACAACGGCTCTTTGTCGCTCATCCTGAATTTTAAGAAGTTCGTTTTGCTCCTCAAGATTGAGGATAAGCTTATCGCCCTCTTTCGTGGCCGGAGAAATTTGCAGTGCTTTCGGATCAAAATTCTTCCCTGCCTGATTGGCCCGGTTTATTTCATCAGCTGTATCACCAAAGGCTTTCGCTACCGCCCCCTGAACTTGCTCGAGAGACCAGGATTTTTCGATGAGTTGATCATGAACGCCCATCGCCGTAAGCATGTTGTTCGTGAGTGTGCGAGTCGCCTCTGACGCGGTTTCTTCTGTCCGGGATAATTTATCCTTTGCGGCCTCAAGATCTCGCGTCTTGCGAGCCAGCTCATCAGACACCTCAGCCTGTTGACGAGCGAAATCCGCACCTTGCCCCATAGATTCAGCAACTTCCTGCGCCGCCGGGGTAAAGTTCTGATATCTGTCTCTCAGCGAGTCAACTTCACTCTGCAGGTCTGCAACAGCCTCTTTCTGGGCTCGTATAGAATTATTGGCATCTGCAATAGTGCCGCGCAGTTGGGTGTTACTCATTGACGTCATTGACGCATTTAACTTATCCAGACCGTCAGCAAAGGCGATAGCCTCCTCTTTTGCCTGCTGAGCTTTCTGCCAGAAATAGAAGATCGCTCCGGCAGCAAGCATAGCCGCCCCCGCTGGACCACCTATAAGAGCAAGCGCACCACGAGCCATTCCGATACCAACGGACGCTGCACGAGCAGCTGTCGCCGCACGGGCCGACGCTGCAGCCTGGGCAGTTTCAGCCTCCGCAAGAGCAAGAGATGCGGTAGTAGCCCGTGTTTTTGCGGCCACAAGAGCATCCATTGCCAGCATCTCTGCAGCGCTACCTTTTGCCACGTTATATTCAGCCTGTGCTAAGGCGAGTGACGAAAGTGCAGCCTCCTTATCAGCCAGAGCTTTGCGCTGAACAGAATTAGCGGCTACCAGAGCAGACTGCGCCGTCTGATTGTCGGCCACAGCCTGCTGACGGGATGCTGCGATATCAGCGATTTTCGCTGAGGTAGCCACGGTCAGCGCACCGACATACCGCGCACCCATTACGCCGGCAACAATCGTGAGCGTAGTGCTGAGAACGTCCAGGTTTTCACTGAGAGAAATGACTGAATCACTGAATATTTTGACGCCAGTTTTTACAGTGGCATTCTCGCCAAAGAACTTCGTGATGTTGTTGTTGGCAATTTCAAGAGACTGGCTGATCGTGGCAGTAGTTTTAGCGAACTCCTGTCCAATTTTGTCGCCCTGAGAAAGCAACCCATTCACGATCACATCAGTGGTTAACTTGCCCTCTGCAGCCATGTTTCTGAGCGCCCCAATGCTGACATTCATCGAGTCAGCAAGAGCAATCATGAGCCGGTTACCCTGCTCGTTCACAGAGTTAAATTCATCACCTCTTAAAGCTCCGGACGCCAGCCCCTGAGCAAGCTGAATGATTGCGTTGCTTGCCTCCTCGGCTGTTGAACCTGAGACCACGAAGCCCTGGTTAATAATGGTTGTCAGCCTGGTAATGTCCTCAACACTGACACCATAACTCCGTGTTGATCGCTCGAGACGTGCATAGAGAGTGGCCGTGGCATCGAGACCTGAACGAGTCTTTTGAGAGATGTCAAAAACACGCTCTGTGACATCAGCCAGGGTCTCAAAAGGCGGTACGGAATCCCTGACGGCGTTTGCCAGTTTATTACTCAGGTCCTGCCATGCATGGGCATATGCGCCAACCTGCTGGACAGAAAGAGCAGCTATGAGCGCTTTCGCTACGCCAGTTAAGCTGGACATAGTGCCTTCAATCGAGGACAGGGATCGCTCAGTGCGGTTTAATCCCGCCTCAAGACGACTCATGCTACCGTTAAGCCCATTCAACGCGGCATCAATATCCCGGCGTCCCTGAAGGATCCCGGCGGTGTCCATGTCAACTTCATAAACAATCGTTCCAGCGCTGACAGTACCAGCCATAATCTAATCTCCGGGCAATAAAAAACCCCGCCTGAGCGAGGTTACTGTAATGAACAGCTCATGCCGCCTGCTGAGCCATCGACACTCTTCTTGCTTTTTTGGCTAAATAATCCTCTGCTATTGAGTCATATTCTTCCCTGGTAAACCCTTTTTGGTCAGGGTATTTGGCGGAAATTAAATACTGAAACTCCGTCATGGTAAGCTGTTCCGCCTCATCGCGGCTCATGCTGAAATGATTTCTGGCGGCGCTGATATACTCAAATGCATTAAATTCTGACGTGGTATCGCTATTCTCATGGCGCTGGAGTTTTCTTACCCTGGCTTTTCCGATAATGCCGTGTGTTATGAGTGATTGGGCGATCACAATCATATCAAATTCGTCCATTGCTCCACGCCGCAGCTTGAATGGCTTTCCTTTGGTTTTGGCTATACGTAGCTCACCGATCAATGGCGTAAGGTCTCTGTCACAGCATGAAGCGAGTACTGCCATTGCAGCCATTAATGCTTTTCTTCCGTAACTAGTCGTTCTTATATGCTGAACGAGCCACTCAGGAACAGTGCCATAGGCATCGATAGCCGACCTGATTAGATCTGATACCTCATCATGATGCAGGTCATAAAAAGCACGCACGATATCTTTTGGCTCACCTATTCGGGTCATATTTATAAACGATGGCCGGAAGAAATATTCCTTGTCACCAACGGCGATCAGGAATTCGCCAATTTCTTTTAATGGGGTCATGGTAAATTCCATTAAACGGTCATTATCAAGGGCAGCACGCCGCCCTTTGGAATGTCCGTTAGGAAACGGTAACCGTATGCACGGCCACAAAATTGCCGTCTACAGTGTTGATGATGATCTGCGCGCTGCCGGTGGCGACGCGCGTCACGGTAACGGTGTTGCCGGAGGCCGTAGCCGTTGCTTTGGTAGCATCGGTAGAAGCCACAGTGAAGTCTTTGTTGGTTGCGCCAGTTGGTGCGATATTCACTGTGAAGGTGCTGGTACCGCCTGCCGTGCCGGTGCTGGTTGTCGGCGTTACCGTCACGCCAGTCACGGCAACCGCAGTGATTTCGTTCACTTCGATGGTGCTCGCATCGCCGACTTTGAACTCAGTAGAGAACGTGACGATGTCGTTACTACCTCCGTCTGAACTGAGCGCACTGATATTCATATAACCAACAAACTCTACCGGGCCGTAATCCATTCTTACCCACATTCCAGGCTGACGTTTCGCTTTTAATTCTGTAGCGAAGTAGGTAATGAATTTGCCAATGCCATACTGGTCGAGCTTATCCTTCTTACGAACCTCCCCCTCGAAGCTGATCGTGAAGTCGCTGTTAGTGATGATTGTCTCTACGTAGCCTGCCCCATCATCTGCGTCAGAAGTTACTGAGTTAGGGTTGAAGTCGAACCCTTTAGATGTCCCGGCCGCTAACGCCATCCATTCCGATTCTTCCGGCTTTACATCTGGGCAGCCATCAGCCACTTCGAGCACGACGGCAGCTCCAAATAGCCGCTCATTTGAGTTACTGCAATTAGCCATCTTTGACCTCTTTTAGCCATAAAAAAAGGCCGCCAGATGGCGACCTTGGTTAACGATGTTTGGTCTTATCGACCGTGGTTTTCATGATACCCGAAGCGTTTTTCCGCTTCCTTTCTGACGGCGATTGCCTCTTCTAAGGTGTCGAAACAACCAAGCCACACTCTCTTCCCACCTTCCTGAATAAAGCTTCGATATTTAATGAGATGGTCACTCCCTCCTTCCCGGTACTATGCTGAGGACAGGCTTTCATTCGGAGAACTATCATGGAAAACATTGCGCTCATTGGTATCGATCTGGGTAAAAACTCTTTCCATATTCATTGCCAGGATCGTCGCGGGAAGGCTGTTTACCGTAAAAAATTTACCCGGCCAAAGTTGATCGAATTTTTGGCGACATGCCCCGCTACAACCATCGCAATGGAAGCCTGTGGCGGTTCTCACTTTATGGCACGCAAGTTGGAAGAGTTGGGGCATTCCCCAAAGCTGATATCACCACAATTTGTCCGCCCGTTCGTTAAAAGCAATAAAAACGACTTTGTCGACGCCGAAGCTATTTGTGAAGCTGCATCGCGTCCGTCTATGCGTTTTGTGCAGCCCAGAACGGAATCTCAGCAGGCAATGCGGGCTCTGCATCGTGTCCGTGAATCCCTGGTTCAGGATAAGGTAAAAACAACCAATCAAATGCATGCTTTTCTGCTGGAATTTGGCATTAGCGTTCCCCGAGGAGCTGCCGTTATTAGCCGACTGAGTACCATTCTTGAGGATAATAGTTTGCCTCTTTACCTCAGCCAGTTATTGCTGAAATTACAACAGCATTATCACTATCTTGTTGAGCAGATTAAAGATTTGGAATCCCAGTTGAAACGAAAGTTGGACGAAGATGAGGTTGGACAGCGCTTGCTGAGCATTCCCTGCGTCGGAACACTGACAGCGAGTACTATTTCAACTGAGATTGGCGACGGGAAGCAGTACGCCAGCAGCCGTGACTTTGCGGCGGCAACAGGGCTTGTACCTCGGCAGTACAGCACGGGAGGTAGGACGACATTGCTGGGAATTAGTAAGCGAGGTAATAAAAAGATCCGAACTTTGTTGGTTCAATGTGCCAGGGTATTCATACAAAAACTGGAACACCAGTCTGGCAAATTGGCCGATTGGGTCAGGGATTTACTGTGCCGGAAAAGCAACTTTGTCGTCACTTGTGCTCTGGCAAACAAGCTGGCCAGAATAGCCTGGGCCCTAACGGCACGACAGCAAACTTATGTAGCATAACGGCAGAAATACACCGGTTTAAAGAATTACTGATCTGGTTTTGCGAATACTGATATTGATGATACTAACGGCCCACCGGCCTGTTGAGGAACCTGTAAAACGGAAAGGCTCATTGAAGCCGTATATTTTCTGGAGGTTCATCAGGCGCGGAACTCATCAAGGCGCGGGAATAAAATCCCATTCAGACGCCGGATAGATTCAAGCAAGCCAACTTGTCGTCAAAATCGGTGTTGCAAAAACGGGAGTGACCATAGATTCCGTTATCGCTTCGGCGACAAACTCCCATGTGCCCAGAAGTATTAGTGGATCTCTTCTTCTGGTTTCTGGAATTGGCGCTAGGCGTGGATTGCACAAGATTAGAGATTCTATTGTCAGTACGAATGCCATTCACGTGGTCAATAACATCCTTTGGGTACTCGCCGTAGTGAATGGCCCACGCTATGCGATGCGCGAAATGAGGACGCTTATTCAGCGTAATCCATACATAGCCTCTCGCCATGACAGATCCAGCAATTTTACCAGCGTATTTTTTATTAAATCCGCCATCAGCTTTGGTGGAGTGTTCGAAATGACTTAACGGCCTTTCTTTCCAAGTTAGCTCACCGGTTTCAGGATCGTAATGAAAACATTCCCGCAGATATTCAACAGGTAGCTCTTTGTCTTTAGCTATTTCCATAATAAACCTCACAGTAGGTTTCACAGATGGAGGTGCGCGGCAACGGAGTCTGTGTTCTCCGCTTTCGACTGGCCGGTCTAGCCGCGCAGTGAAATTATATCACTCTCCATAGGTGCAGGCGAACTGGAGTCGGAAGACTATTCGCCCTTCTTCTGTGAGCACCGGCGCGGGAATTGCGCCCATGTTCTGGATGTAGCCGACACATTCGTCAGTCATGGGGTTGGCCTGGACATAATCAATGATTGACTGAGCCGCCGTTGCCGCCGCCTGGTTTTTGTCCTTTGCACCAATCACATCGACCAGGACATAATTATCGTTCCCGAGGTCGTTTCTGATGGGGGTTCCGCCATTTGGTCTGAACACCATAATCGCTTTCGAAAGGTCATTCGGGTCATTGAAATTAAGAAGCTGAACCAGGAAACCGTTAGTAAGCCCGGCATCGCCGAACATGTTCCTGACTCGCTGATACATAGGAGGATTCATAGAGACATTTCCTTGGCGATCACAACATCAATCTGTCGCTGCGTGTCTTCAAACCCTTTGGTTAAAAACTCCTTCCTGGCCGTCGCCCGGCGGAAGTTCTGGGGTACGCTTGGGTCATGGACGTATGCAGCATAGTTAGCTGAATAGCCAACCCGGCCCGTCACGCGATTGCCATTTACAGTAATCTCGCGGAACTGGCTATTGATGAGGGTGGATGTATCGATCGGGGTATAGAGCGCCGCCTGAGATCCGCCGATAATCAAAGCTGATTGCATGGCTCTGACGACCTTTCTCCCCTGAATATCACCTACCAGAGCATTAAGGTTTTTCTTCGCCTGGCTAATGCCCTTCACTTTGATGCCCATGGCTACACTCCCGTCAGGATGGCGTAATCATCCGCCAGGCGCTCGAACGTATCGGCGTAACGGATAACCTGCCGCACCTCGTCGGCACCTGCCACGACCGGGTCCGCTTCGGTCGATATGCCAATCATCAGGTAATCACCGGCGGACGCCAGCGAGAACTCGCTCCAGACGGTATTCTTCACGACGATTTCAGCGCCCAGGCTGGCTAACTTCTTGCTGAGCCCGCCCTCGTAATCACAGAGGATTTGCTCAGGTTCGGCATAGCCCAGTGGGTCGCCGTATTCGTCATTGCCTTCCAGCTTTCGCCAGATGGTCGCAGTGGCTGTGTATGACCAGTTAGCTACCGATGACATCAGCCCTCCTTCCAGCGCAGCACCTTCGCGCCAGTCGCCCGGATGCGCGGGCAGTTGATGAACCACTCGCCATCCGATTTTACGTAGCCGGTAGTTTCCCGCCCCGTGTCGGTCATCACCCAGACGCGGGTGAACGAGCGAGGCAGGCCGTGCTTAACTGATTTGTACGTCATCACTTATCCCCGCACATGCAGCCGCCCTTCCCGATCCAGATACCAGCGAATGCCGGGGCGGCGGTAGGGTCAGCAGGAATAAGGGCAGTGGCGCAGCCGTACTTATCCAGCCCGCGCAGCAGGTTCACTGATGCTTTCCAGCGATCGGTGAATGACTGGTATCGGAACGAGCGCGATGCACCACTCGGAGCCGTCTGGCTGGAGATATATTTATCCCCCTGCCCGAGCCCCATAAGCGCCAGCAGATAGAGCTGAATCAGCAGCGCTGTCGATGCAGGATAATGCGCATCGAGACACTCCTGAATGCTATTGGCCTGGTCTACGAGAGCCTGAAGAACAAAATCGGGAATGGTAATTCCCTGGCTCTCCAGATACTCCTTCGCCTGTTCGAGAGTTACCATTATCGACTCCGTGAAATACCCCGCCGGAGCGGGGCATAAAAAAACCGCCTTAGCGGCGGCTGTTATTCAGCAGGGAAAAGTTTTTCGAGTTCGCCATCCGGCAACAGCTCACTGAGCTTCTCAGCGCCCAGGTTGCCTTTAAACTCGATACCCAGCTGGGTCAGGCGGTCCTGAATAATCTCTTTGCGAGATTTCTCACCGGTACCGGCATCAGGAGTCGACGGGGTAAGCTCTCCGCCTGCCTCGCCATTCATGAGACGGACGTTAGACTTCAGCGCCGGGTGCAGTTCTTTCAACTCCACCACCTGCCCTACCTTCACGCCGAACCATGGGCGCACAACTTCGTATTTAGCCATGCTGCTTCCTTACGCCAGGTTAGCGCCGTAGATAACGCCAGACAGGCCCTGATCGTCTGCGGTGATTTGCAGACCTTCAGCAGACATAATCTGGAAGTTGTAGTTAACGTTAGGCAGTGGACGCGGCAGCGGAACAACACCTACAGCCATACCCACCAGTGGAGAGATCACATCACGGCGACGAACGTACGCGATAAACTCGTTACCGGAGAACGCGAAGGTTGGTCGAATTTCCTTAACAGGGGCAAATGGCAGGACGGCTTGCAGAACGTTACCACTGATTACACCGTTCACTACATACGGCTTAGCCAGGTTCGCCCAAATCTCGTCAGATACCCACATGACATCGTAGGAAGAGACTTTGTTGGCACGCGCAGTAGTACCGAACGCACCCTTACCGAAGAACTCAATGATCTGCTCGGTGGTTGCAGTTGTCAGGTCGATATTCGCGCCACCAGCACCAGACCCGAGGTTAATCTTCTTGGTGTTGCGGTGGTTCTTGATGCCCTGCGCCGGGTAGGACTGAACCTGAATTTTTGAATCGCCGTTCAGGTAGTAGTTGACGCGTTTCTGGTTGAACTTGCGCATCTTAGCCATCTGCGAGTCCAGGACCAGATCAATGCCCACAGAGTTCAGGCCAGCAGCATGACGCCAGTTAACACCGTAACCAGCAGTGAATACCGGAATCGGGTCACCGTCGCTCGCATAGTCAGTGTGATCGAAGGAGAATGGCGCCTGACCATCGATGCTTACTGACACGTCGTCAGCGATGTCGCCAACTACGTTATACAACTTGGCGGTTTTACCGACCGGCAGCACCGTCTGAACGCCGATCAGGTCGTTCACGATTTCCATGCCGATTTCCTGGTCGCGCAGCTGCAGCACCTGGTTGTCAATCTCAGCCCAGAAGTCACGGGAGAAACCGCCAACAGCGTTACAAGCCAGCATGTCAGGCGTCATGATTGCGCGGTTAGCCGCGATGATGGAATCGTTCTGCAGGTTCCACATGTTGCGGTTTGCCCACAGCTCGCTCCAGTGCCCGCCTAGGCGGGAGTTAGTCGCCAGCGTCTCTTTAGAGAAGTACATATGTATTTGTCCTTTTGTTACGCGCCAGCTGCGGCGACAGTGCCAACGCGCATGCGCACGCGAATGAAGTCGGTGGTGCTGGCTGCGATGGTGTATTCATCCTGGCTGTAGCCGATCACTGAATCAGTGTCGGAGGTGGCAAGGGTGAACTGACCAGACGTTCCCAGCTTGATCGGGCTGTCCTTCTTGTACGCGCCAGGCAGGCAGCGTAACGCCAGCTCACGCCCTTCTTCGACGTAGTTGCCGACAGCTGAATCACCGGCAGGAATTGCCTCTGTGATAGTCAGGCCCTGGTGGTAACCGACATCGATGATGTACAGGCGGCCGGTTAGCGCGGTGGCCTGAGCGAATTTATCGGATGAGTTGATGGTTGCGGCGGTGCCCGGAAGCAGCGCGGCGGCCGTAGTGCGGGTTTCGGTCTTGTACAGAGACTGACCGTCGATATTAACGCGACGATAACGAGGCATTATTCCGGCTCCTTATTTGAAGTATTCGGCAGCAGAAGGTGCGCCGGTTTCTTTGTGCTGCTGTGCATTGTTAGCGCCCAGAGGAGCAGCTTCACCCAGCGACTTGAACATCGCGTCCAGAGGCTCACCTGACAGTGCGTTCGCGACGATATCGCCATGCACCTTTGCTACCGCCTCACGCTTGGCTTTTTCTTCAGCGCGAGAATTGGCGGTCAGGGTTTCCGCGAGCTGATTATGATTGGCCTGCAGCGCATCAACCTTTTCCGCGAGAGGCTTGATAGCCGCTTCCGTGTTGGTCGCAACAGCCTGGCCGATCATGCTGCCGATTTGTTCCAGTTCTTCTTTGGTTAAAGGCATGTCGCCCTCCGTTTTGTGGTTTGGTGCAGGCTGTTCCTGCGGCGTGAATAGAGCTTTGAATTTGTTAGCGACGACTGCCACCCACGACTCCTGGCGCGCTACTGCGGTGCCGGTATCGTCGAAGGTGATAACGCCGCCCTCAGACTTGTATCCAAAAACCTCAGCGGTGCCGCCGTTGCGGATGATTACCGCTTGCGAGTCAGTGAAGTCAGCAATCCAGGCATATTCATCCGTGCCCGGCGCAAACTTCGCTTTGGCTGCACGATCGAGACGCTGCTCGCGCTCCCGGTAGGATTCGCCTACCAGCGCGCCGGAGTTAGCCTTAAGCGGCTGTGCAAGATCAGCGTTAACCATCAGGCCAACGCCCTGCTCAGGAGTGGCGGCCCCGACCTCGTGCAGAAGGATCGCGTCGTGATCCATGCTGTAAATCTTCGCAACCCACTCAGCGCCAGTGGCCCGTTGCTGTTCGTTTGGTTCAAGCTGGTCGAGGAATGCGGCAACACTGGTATGAATCGGCGGAACGTCATCACCGCGCTCGATAGCTGCGACGCGCTCGAGTAGTTCTCGGCCACCTTCAGACTCACTGGCGCGGGCCACATCAACCCACTTTTCGAGGTAGATACGATTACCGGACTTCTTAACGTTGCGGTTCCACGCGCCGATATGGCCTGCGTTAATCCCCTCAGGAGAGAAAGCAGACACGAACTGACCGTTAACCTGAGGGTGACCCAGCGGCGCCAGGGTACCTTCCAGCCCCTTATAGTGGGCGTCGATTTGCTCTTGCGTGTACAAGCCGCCATTCATGACGACGTTAGCTGGAAGTGTGTAGCTCGGCAGCACCAGGTGCTCACGCCCGTTGTATGTTTCGCGCCGGATAGACTGGCTGTTCACCTTTGTGGTGATGTTGACCTGAATATGCTCACCATGTTTCGGTGCCTGGATTGGACGCTGTGCTTCGTGGTTTACCTGGAATTTCATGAGTTATTTCTCCGCCCAGGCGTAACCGCTCGCCTGCATCGATTTATATTCCTGTTTGAGTTTCGTGATGGTGTCCGGGTATTCCGGCTTGCCGTCCGCATCCACCAGCACCGACTGCTGGCTGCATTTGCAGTTGATGGAGTTGCCATCTTTGCTGTACCAGTCACGCACCTCTTCGTTGGTGTAGAGGTGGGCATGGCGCACTGCGTGGGTATGTCGCGTTGTAGGCGACAGAGCTGAGATGTGAACCAGCAGCGTTTTAAGGCCGAACAGGTCATTCGCCTCTTGGTCTTCATCCCACTTGGCCCGGCGCAGCGCGGTAGTCACTTCAGTGCGTGCTATCCGGTTAGCCAGGCGTTTCTCGATGCCGGTCTGGTCTGTCAGGTTGCGGGCAATGTCCAGCGGATTGAGCCCGCGCCCAACACCATCAGTAAGAACACGCGCCATGTCGCGCTTAACGTCAGCAGTCAGCCCCTTCATTTCCTCAAATACACGCGCATGCACCAGCGCCATACGTTGCTGGTAAGGGTCGCTTGCGAGGATGGAGGCCAGCGACTCACGACCGGCGGCGTACACCGGCGACTGCTGGCTGAGGTTGTAGAACGACTGCCCGGTCCCCTTCTCCGAAGCCAGATCGATGTACTCGTAAAACCATAGGTCATAATCGCCACCTTCAAGCAGCACCTGATCCACCAGGTAACTGGCATCGTTCAGGATGATGGAGAGTAGCGTTGGGTTTAACTGGTATTCGTATCTGGCGTTTACTGCGAGGGAGGAAGGTATTTTGTCGAGTGCTGATTTGTACGCCTTGCCAATCTTATTCATCCGCCTGGCGAAGTCTTTCATTGCCCGTCGTTCCAGCGCATCGGCTCCGGTAGGATCCTGATAGTTACGCGGTAGAATTGGTGGCTTCGTCTTGTTCGTCGCCATCCTCTTCTCCTAACGGCTCTTCGTCGTCATTGTCATAACCCGCAGCTGTACGAATCTCTTCACGGCTGAACGCTGGCTCTTCGCCGCTGCCCTGCATGGTCTGGTTAATCTCGCCCATGGTTTTGGCATTGGTTAGCTTCTCAGTGCCGGTCTGTTCGTTCAGGTCATCCCAGATAACAGCCTTCTGGATTACTGAGTCGACGATCTGCAGGTCGATAAGCTTGTCGCAGAAGTCCTCTATCTCGAAAGCGAGGTCTACTCGGCGCGACTGACAACGAGCATTAAAGTATTTCTGGTCTTCGGTACTGGAGCGCTCAGCCTGCTGATTACCAACCAAAATGCGCGTCGGGATATCAACTCCGGCGGCGGCGGTCTGCAGGTTTACGTTATAGGTCGCTGACGGATCAGCAACAGCAGTGACCAGCGGTGTGACTGTGGCCCCCTGGGTTGTCATCAGAACATCGTTACCACGGTTCATTTCCCCGGCAACGTCGTTAAACTTATCCTGCAGCTCGTCAATGCTCACGCCATAAAGAGACGCAAGATTGTTGAAGTCGATTTCCTTCTCAAAATTGACATTAAGCTGGCGAGCGGCGTTCTTCAGGAATGACTCACCAGACCCGCCTTCTACCTTCTCAAGACTCACGAAGGCGTTATATGCTGGCTCAAGGAAGCCAATAGCATCGTCTGAGTAATCGCCAAGGATGAAAACGCGATCGGGGTGGATGTTGACACGGCGACTTGAACCATTCGGCAACCGTTCGGCGTACTGCCACATCTTAGGCTGGCCGTACGTCTTCGAGTTCAGGCCAGTGTCCCACTCGCTCACCGTAAGCGATCCGGCCCACGCCACCGATATTTTCTGAAGACCTCGCCCTTTGGTTACCGGAAGGTTCCAGTCTTTTTCATCGCGGACGTGCAGAAGGATGCCAGCATAACGGCCCACCAGACGACGGCGATCGGCCTCAGAGAATGAGCGCCAGAATCGGTTGGTGAATACCTGTTTGGCCTTTTTCTCCCAGGCGGTTTCGTTTTCGCTCTCGTCGGCATCGTCACCCTCGATGATTTCCGGGTTAGTCTGCCAGCACTTGCCCACCAGCTTCTCAACTGCACCGTGAGCGATACCGCCACGGCGGTACAGGGCATAGAGGTTTTCGTAGGTTACCTGCTCAGGGAATCCATATTCGCACCATGCGGAATGGCGCTTATTATCCAGCCCCATTGTTGGCGCCATAAGCCCCATACGGGCGCGCGCCATCCGCGCATCGTTCAACGCATGGTTGACGGCGAGAGTTAATTTGTCAGTCATGGTTTGTCCGTTTGGTTAGCGAAGGCGTTTCGGAATCATCATCCCGGCCATCTGGCCCTTACGCTTAATGTGACCGTCGAGGCTGTAGCGGATACCGTCCCAGCAGTGCTCATAGCCATCGGCGAGCTTCGGCAACACCTCACCGGTGATGCGGTCAGTTTTGTACGACCACATGCGAGCCTCACGCGCCACGTTCTTGCAACGCGGGTGGATAATGATTTCGTCGAAACCGCGAAGATGGGCGATACCGTCCTCAACGCTTCCCTGCCATTTTTCGGCGGCTGAGATGTTGAAGCCCTGCCGCTTGAGATAGCTTATCGTCTCAGGTCGTGCCGCGTCAGCCTTAATTGGCCAGTCACGCGATCCGGGGATTGTGTCGTATAGCTCTGGCATATGGTCGAGCTCTGTCTGCTGACCGTATGCCTCGTATTCGATGTACAGCCGGTTGTGCAGGATGAACGAGCGCACCAGCGTGTTAGGGTCTTTGGCGAAACCGAAGTCAGCACCGAAGAACAGGCGATCGGCCTCTTTCCATAGCTGGTCCGAGAACTCAGCGATCCGGTATTTTCCGGCCAACACCTGCTTATCAGAGTTTTCGAGGTAAGCACCTTCCCAAACCCACGCGTATGTTGCCGGGTCGAGGCGGCGCTGATCGTTCTGCCGCTCACCTTCCAGCACGTCAGGGAACCACGGGTTATCCGTGTAGTTCATCTCAACGGTGATACAGTCGTCGCCAGCCTCTTTACGGAAACGCTTATCCGTGGCGCTGCCGTCGCGCTCCGGGTTCCATGTCACCCAAATCTCTGAACCTTCCTCACGAACGGTCGGGCTCAGCTTCTGCCAGGCTATTTCGCTGACTGATTCAGCCTCATCAACCCAACAGAGCAAGATGCGCGCTTTCGACTTGATGCTGTCGAGGTTATGCCGCAGACCGCAGAACACGTAGTTAACGCTCTTGTCGATGGTGCGGATGTACTTCTCGCCGATATCAAAGTTGGAAGCCAGCCAGGGAACAGACAGGATAGCCTGTTTCACCTCCTGCATACTCGACTCTTCAAGCGAGTTCATGAACTCACGCGCGCAGAGCACCACGCCGCTTTCACCGTTCATCATCGACTGATACGCCTTTACGGCAGTCATCAGTGCGAATGTGCGCGTCTTGGCGCTGCCACGTCCACCATGCGAGCACCGGTAGCGCTTATTCACGGCGGTGAACAGCGGCGCAAGCTTGGCGGGGATCGGCAGTTGAACGGCTTTACTCATGCTTTCGGCTCAACGGGTAACAACTGGATGATGGTCGGCTGCGGAGTCATGCTGCCATCAGGGCTTGAATGCTCGATTTTCTGGCGATTGGTGTAAGCATCGCCCATTTCTTTGGCGGCCTGCTCGATAAGTTGAGAGGTCATGCCGTAGTTCTTCATCTTTTCAGCATTGGTCGCCATTCGGTCGAGAACGCGCAAACGGTACGCTTTATTTGCGATCGGAATATCGGAGATTTCATTCTGGAAGCGTTCGCGGGTGGCATTGAACATGTCCACCCACTTCTGCGCCAGCCCCCTGCCGTTTGCTTTCGTCGGGTCGTGTGATTCGACCTGCTGACGAGTGATGCTCAGGCCAAATTCTTTTTTGACCAGCTCAACCACCTGGGATGGGGTATCGAAGCAGGCAAGGGACTGAACGATGAAGGCTTTGACCTCACCTTTCAGTGTCGCCATGGATTACCTGCCTGTCATAATCAGTCATATTGTTAGGCCAGCTTTAACATGCATGTGCCGCATGACCTGGCTATATCGATGTGAGCCACTTCTGCTGGCGCATTGGCCGCATCAACGAGCTCCTGCACTTCTTTGCTGGCTCCGTATCTACGTACGACACCAGTGAATTCTTCGACGTCGTGGCCGCGCAGTGTGAGCACTGGCTGCCCGGTCTCTTTGTTGAACTTAGGCGCTCCGAAATCATCGGTGGCCTGGGCAATGTGGTAAAGCTCATGCTCCACCAGAGCGCAGAACTCAAGGTCACTGCATTGTGAGCAGTAATTAGCCGCCAGCGTGATGATGAACTTTGGGATTCGCCCGAACCATTCATGCATCTGCTGTTCCATTCTGGCTTTCTGCCATCCACCGGCGCGTAGCATTACCTGTTCAGCCTGACCGAGAACGTAGCGCCCTTTCTTCGCAAACGAGTCAGAGGCCCACATGAAGCAGAGATCAGCCTCTAACAGGTGTTCGTGGTCAGGGTTATGGATGCTGCCGGTATCGCTGAGGATTTGGCGGTTTATCCACTCATGCACTTCGTTAGCGGGGATCAGCCTGGTGTATGGCTGCCAGTTGTCGGAGGCGATGAAGTTAACTGGCGGATAAGGCCTGCGCTCGTCATCGTTAACCATGGGTTACTCCGTAGTTTGTTCGGTCTGTTCTTCCGGTACCGGCGTAAACTGCACGCGCTTCACATCGGCCGGAGCGAAGTAAAGCCACTCGCCCGTCTCGGTCGCCAGCGGCACAAAGCCGTTAACCAGCTCAGGCTGACGTCGTGACATCTTGCCCGTGAATGTTTCGCCTGTCTGGGTGGTTAGCGTGATTTGGTAGATGTCGGACATTGAGAGCCTCTTTATCCGTTTGTTGGGGTATTGCCATTACGATGAGCCTACCCATGGTGATGGCAATAAAAAACCGCCATCAGGCGGTTAAATTTTGAGATTTAAAATTTTGGTGCTAAGCCATACTTCGGCGTCTTTATGTTAGCAGCCCAGACTTTGATATCATTCTGAAGCAACAAAGTGAAATCTGACTTGAGGTGGTTAACCATCTCATTGACCTTTTCGGCATCATTAACTGCAAAGTGCTCAATCCTGTTTGCCCCGACCGATACACACCTGTAAGTTGCAGGAACATCCTTCCCGTTCACATTAAGCAACTCCTTCTTATCTCCACAACTGCCATCGGACATATAGGACACCAGCATATTTGCTGCTCCCCTCCCGGGTTGAGAGATGCTTATCATGACAGGCAATCCCTCTGAGGTCTGCGTAATGTCGTAAAGCACTGCATCTTTCTGATACCAGGTATTGTATTCCCTTTCCTGAAAGGCTGAGTATGAGGGCGACGATATCGCCACCAGAAAAGCGATTGTAATAGATTGAATTTTCATCGGTTGTTATCGTTGTGTTTAGTTGAATTTATTATTCATATTGTGCTAAAAACAACAACAACCTAAGATTAATCCTACTATTTTTAGCGGTGCTAAAGTATCTTTTACCCAAAGTGAAGTACTCATTTATCTCAAACCATTACAGCATTATAAATGCCGATAATTTGCATTAAGTACAAATTTACCCCATGGAAAAGAAAAGAATCTGCAATAACTTCTCAATAAATTATCAGTACTCAAGAAAATCGCCCTTATTCTTAGTGAGCGTTTTTGAATGGACAACTGGTCTTTACGTTTCTTCCTTGATGTCTAATTACAAAGAATCGCTTATTAAGCAATTAGTGGAGTACGCCCAACTCAACGGGCAGGAAGAAATCCAATTGCGTAAGATAATCATCTGATTGATTAAACTGCTTATGTTTATAACCATTATCAAGCCCACCAGAAGATGAGCTTTGGAATGGTCACTTTGGCAGTCCGGGGATCGATATTTGCGCCTGCTGCTCAAGCCTTTCGATTCTTGCTATGAGTTGTGGCTTCTTGATTCTGCCCCAGCGGTTCAGCAAGCGGCCTGACATACTTGCAACATCCTTTTCCTTCATGAACTCCAGCATTAATTCGTTGTGCTCTCTTTGGTATGAGTGAGCCAACTCCATCAGTCTGTCACGCATCCAATTAAACGCTTTGATAAACGCCTCTTTGATGGCGGCAGCTTTTTTGCCGGTAAACGACATGATGATGTACATCGCGCCGTCTTTGGAGATTTCATATTCAACATACTGATTACCCTTGTGTTCATAGGTAACCCGCGAAAAGTTGCTGGTTAGAAATTCATTCGAACAGTCTAGCTTTTCAATTTTCTGAATGATGTGGTGGTGCTGCTTGTCGAAGTAAGCTGCCACCTTGCGGGAGGTTGTGATCACGCGATCACCAGAAACAGCCACCATGTCCCGGAAATCGAGATTAGCTAATTGATGATTCATAGCGTCTTTACCTTTTAGAAAGTGAGCCTGTCTCACAGAAAAGCCGCCCGAGAGAGGTCGCCACCTATAACGGCTGTTCTCAGGCTCGCTTACTGAAAGGCTCTCGTTGTGAAGTGCGCGTGAGATGCGCGGGCATAAAAAAGCCCCGCGGATGCGAGGCTGTTATTTGAGGCACTGTTCTTTGATGTAGTCCTGCAGATATCCGACCTGCTTCGTCACTGTGACGATTCGTTCTCTGAGGGTGAAATAATCCCGTTCAGCGGAGTCATTAAGTCGGGGGCTGGAAGCATCGCCCAGGCTGCCGGTGCCGGTCGTTCCGTTCGTGGGACATCTGGCTTTGACGTGCAGCCCACACTTGCCATCGCGAACACAACGCTGCAGATCATCAAGCTGCTTTTTCGCATCAGCTAAATCCTTCGTATATTTGGCATCCAGCGCACCGACATCTCGCTGGCGCACCTGCATGTCTTTGATGGTGGCGTTAGCCAGGCTGAGATTCTTGGTGGCCTTATCGCGCTGGTCTTTGTAGGTGATGGCGTTGTCGCGGTAATGGTTAACGAAGAACGCCAGCACGCCAATTACGGCCACCACAAGCAACTGCAGCCAGTAACGCTTAACCAGTGCGCTAATCACGACAGGAACAGAGCGTGCTCTGCCTCCCGGCGACGGGTCAGCCCGTTCAGGACTTTGCCACCAGCTTTATTCCAGCGCAGGAACTCATCGGCAGCGCCAGCGTAATCACCGGCGTTAAGTTTTCGCAGAAGAGTCGATGTCGACAATGACCGGGCGCCGAGGTTGTACGTGAACGACACCAGGGCATCGAATTGCCCCTGAGTCAGACCGACTTTAACCAGGCGGGACACGTCACTTTCGTAGCTAACCAGCCCTGTCTTCAACAGGCGTTCTGCTGTCTCCTGCTTAATGGTCATTCCGGCGCGGATTGGTTTCCCATCCACAGGCTGAGTCCAGCCATAGCCGATCGTCCAGACGCCAACGCTGTCCTGGTACGCGGTAAGCCTGCAGCCTTCGAATTGCTTGATCAGGGCAATGCCTTTATCACTGGTTTGCATCACCGCCTCCAAAGCGAGAATTAAACACCCGGGAAGCCATAACCTTAACCTGCTCTACGCCAACAAATCCGAGCGCGCCTCCGATAGCAATCGACAGGGACTGTGGAAGGTTGAAGTAATCAAGAGCTGACACAGCGGTAAGGGTCAGAGCCCCACATATAGCCCCTTCAAGAAGCATTTTCTTCCAGCCGCCACCACCGTAAGCGATTCGCAATGCGGCCATGGCAACCGATAGCAATACGGCACCCATCGGCGTTTCGCCACGCCACCAACTGTGGAGTAGTTCGATAAACTCCGTCCAGGAATGGGGATCGTTATGCATTTTCATAGTCTCTAACCTCCGGCTTAAAAGCGGGGGCTGTGTGTTTGAAAGGGGTCAGGCCCTCGGGACGATTTAACAAGAAGGCATGTCGAGGATGGTTCCCGGAGCCTGGAATAAAAAACCTGGCGACAAGCCAGGAAGATGAGGGTAAGGCAATGTTGGCTCTCTGGCCGAAGGGTCCCAGGTAGTGGGTTCGGTGTGCGGCGTACCGCAAATAAAAAAGCCCAAGGCGTTAACCTCGGGCTTGAATTCTTAAGTTCGTGTCGAAGTGACCACTCTTACCATGATATTCAGGATTTTACGTACGTAAAGTATTTAGTTGATTACGAACTCTGCTTTAGAACCACGAAAGGAGATGGTTTTACTCCCCGCCCGGCGGCAAGCGTCAGCTATAGCCTTCATTCCATACTCAACATTAGCTAGATGGCTTCGCATCGCTACGATTTCAGCCTTGGGTGCAGATACATCAAATCCCGCCGCCTCAAGAATATTAATCAAGCGAATAGCTGATGATGTTGAATTATCACCACATAACATCGGCATAGTGACATCAAGGGCAGGAGCGCACTTTGAATTGCCGAACGACAGATTACCGCTGCGTACCACTGGATTATTGTCGATCCACCACTGGAGGGGCAGGTTAACGTCAAGATTCGGTGCAGGAAGCGACTCCTGCTTTCCGATGAACTCCCCTTCCAACGGCACTCGAGCCGCAATAGAAAGCGCCTCAGTAAACTGGTCTTCGCTGATTTCCTTGTAGCTGCAACCAAAATGGGATTTAAGTGACGACCACATTGTGATCATCGCTTTGGCCTGGCATTCTTTCGGCAACGCTTTACCGCGAGTCATTACCAGTTGCTTAATGGCTTCCTGCTGCTCGGAGGTGATTTTTCCGGGTAGTGATTTTTTAGCCTTGCGCGGGTTCTTAACCTCGCCTTTCGTCCAGTACTCGTAAAGCACATCGTCGCACTCTTCCTGATAGCGAATGACGTTATCGCGGATTTCCGGGCGGACCTTGTTCGGACTAATACTGTTCAGCCAAGCAGCTAGCTTGCGTAACGCCAGGCAAATCATAGATTGCATCCCGCCAGCCGAAGGTATGGTGATTTCGACCATACCTTTTGCAAAGCGTTGAGAAATCTTCTTATGTTGCGATTTCCAGTCCAACCCCATACCCTCCACAATTGGCTTCATCGGGGTATAAGCCTCACCGTTGTGCTCAACAACGAAAAGAGAATTACCATAGAAAGGCACGTTGATTGTGCGATCTGCAATTGCTAAACTTGTCATGTCAATATTTCCCAATCAGATTTGTTGATATCGAAGCCTCAATGGTTGCAGCCATTGGGGCTTCGCTGTTTTTACAGCGCATGTTGCATTTTCTCTCTGTACTTTAGCCACCAAACCAATCCTTGGACCAAGGCTGCATTTTCTGAAAGCCCCTCCTCATCGGCTATGCGTTTAAACTCCTCTTTCAACTTCTGCGGATAACGCAGGGTCGTCTTTACTTCACTCTTTTCCACTCTTATCTCCTTAGGGGCCATAATGCCACCACAAGGCCATAATGCCACCATTGAAATGATATGGCAATATGGCACCATTGTTTTTTTGAGGGATTTGCAATGGCCGAAAAACAAGTAAAAGATTACGACAAGTTCAACCTACGCTTCCCGGATGGGATGCGTGACGCTATAGCTGAGCGGGCCAAGCGCAATGGCAGGTCGATGAACTCTGAAATTGTGCAGATACTTCAAGAAACGCTGGATACCGATAAGGCTGTTTCTGAAAGCGACCTTGTTGATTTCGACTCAACTCAAGCCGCTTTTAATGCCGCATCGACAGTAGAAGAGAAAGAGCAGTTCCTAAGTGACCTTGCGAAAAAGGATCCGTTCACGGCAGACATTCTTCGCGAGGGAGAAGAGCACGCGAGGCGGCTTGCTGAGATACTTGGTCGCCGCATGGGATATTTGGACCATAAATAACAAAAAGCCCACCTGAGTGGGCAATCTGCTCATGCTGCCGGAAAAATCCTTACCTCTCTGTCCATTTCCAGCCTGATTTCCAGCGCCATAAGAAGGCCATCAACGATCCCTTCTGCATTTGATAGCTTTTTGCCTATATGCCCGTCAGAGCAATGATGCGCATTCGCCAGTTGCATGAATGTTTTGCCGAATACGTAGTAATCGAAAAGCAGGTCGTGAGCAACAGGATGCTTTGACCTTAGCCCTGCCATGAGGTTTGAGATAATCAGACCATCCTCATCACAGCACTGGAGGCGAGTGCGCACCTTCGACGGTATGAGTCCAGAGAAACCTGCTGCAATCGGCGGCCAGTAAACATCCTCGCTGTTATCGGCAGCCCACGCCCCCCAACGTTCTAAAACTTGCTGAATGTTTCTCATGCGGCTTCCTTCTGTGGCTGGTTGGTTTTGGTCTGGCTGTGCTTTGCTACTGGCGGCATGCTGGCGCGCTTAACGCTTTCGGCCTGATATCGGGTTATCTCGTCTCTGGTCACGGCGCGCACTCCCCGATAATGATCTGCCCCTTCTCTCCCCAGACCTTTGTGATGCGGCAATCCCAGATGTGAGCATCATCCTCATAAAGCGCATCCATCAGGGCTTTCAGCATGTTGTCGCAGTCTGGCTTGGCCTGGTGGGGCTTCCCGGCGAACTCCGCTCGTTTCTTCTTACTCCAGCTTGGTGGCATTGGTAGGACGAATGTCACATGTGATCCGTATTCAGGCATGGTCAGCTTGCGCAGGCGGACCTCATCGCAAAAAGCGCGATAACGCATTACAGGTGGACGCTGCTTCCACTTATCCGCGCGGGTCATGCGAGGCTTGCCGATTGGTGTGATGTCGTAGATTTTCATGCAGGCACCACCAAGCCACGACGGGCAATCTGAATAATGGTCAGGACGATGGCGCGATCCATTAACTGGCGGCGCTCGTCACGGCTAAGCCCCTTCCCGTTATCAATCTCTGAATGGCAGGTGACACAGATAGCGGCGGTGGCGCAGTCGTCTGTCTTCATGCCAATTCCCTTACCTTCATTGCGGTGTGCTACCTGTACGCCCCACGCTCCGCAAAGGACGCATTGCTCAATCTGGCCGACTGCGGCTAGCCATTTTTTATTGCGGTAGGTGCTACGCATGTTTCCTCCGTGCCGCGAGACGCAGCCATTTCTGATCCACCAGGCGGGCGGTGTAGTCTTTCAGTGTCGGGATGTCGGACGGCTTAACCGCGACCTTGCGCTTGCGGCGAGCCGGAACGCGGAATATTTCGTTTGTGATGACGCGTGCGAGAGGGTTATTCATGCAAGCCTCCCGAAATAGTCGCCACGATAACGGACATCGCGAAGCTGGATGTTCTGGCTGACGACGAAAGCCTGGGTGTACTCAATCAGGCTGTTCATCCGTTTGATCCCCATCGATGAGGTGCTTTCGCGAATTGCCACCAATTCGCCCTCAAGCCCGGCGATAACCTTCCCCTGCCCGCCAGTGGCAATGGAGTGACCGGAAACCAGAATTGACTTCCATGACGGAAGCGACCACGCAGAGCCAGCCCACTGAATGCGATGCTTTGCCAGGTCGCCGCAAAGCGCGTGGAACAGTGAATTCTGAGGAAGGGTGCGCTTAGGGTCGGCAAAACTCACAACAAGGGGGAACTCTGCGTTTACAGGCTGCTTGTTGATGTAGTCGATGAGGTTGCGGCGAACCTGCTCGTCGCGGAGGTAGAATTTGATACTCATACGCCACCTCCGAGAGGTAACGCAGAATGCAGAAAATCGCAGGTGCATTTCTGCATCTGTGACAAGGTGAGGAGTTCAGATTGTGGTCGCATTTAAGTCCCCTTAAATGCGCAGAAGTCACTGACGGGTGTTCAGGCCGTCAGCAAAGAAAGTATGGACGGTTGATTCAACAAAATCAACTGAAGAGAAAGGCCTCCGAAGAGGCCTGAGTTTTGTGCGTCAAAGCGGTTTTACGTCGCGCTTAGCCTCGGGCCGATGAATGCGGATCGTCATTCCACTATGGGTGGTGATCACCATGCTATCCCCAGGATTGATATCAGCCAGATCAAAAGCCTCGTAAAACGAATCCATAGCTAGGGTTTTCTCGTCTTTCCGGTTCCACCAGCGCCAACAACGGCGAAACAGAAAACCAATAAACCAGCCATGCGCTTTGGCTGCCAGGTAAAACCATGCGATCACCATCGTTGCGAAAAATAACCAGTCCGTCGCACTGAAGTCTCTAAATGCGGCCATCACTTCACCTCCTGCTGCGGTGCTGCTGCCCACTGCTTGCATACCTCAATCTGCTCATCCGTGAAGTATAAAAATGCCCTGTCATCACTCCATCCGACACTATGAAAGTGTTCCGGTAATGGACCTTTTTTCCTGCGCTCGCAACAATAAAACTCAACAGAGTCAGCTATCGGAACAGGCTTAGAAAACTTCCATGTAAACCCTGCCTTCTTCATCAACTCTTTTGGATCTCCATTGATGTAGCTAATGATTATTCTCTTGAATTTTGGCATCTAATTACTCCTGCTGCGGCGCTGCTGGATACGCACTACCTTCCTGCCCTGGCTCATTACTTCCGGTGCATGCATTACGGTGGTCATTGGCGTGCGGGCAGCGTTTGTTGCCACACTCAGGGCATACGACAAAGCGACTATCACTAAAAGTCACTGGGCGGCAGGTTCGGCACCAGCAGTCTGGAGCGTTGAGAGCATCACGCTCTGCAAAGATTTTCTCAGCGTCGATTGCTATGCCGGAGTTACGGATGATTTCGACTGCATCGCGCAACTTGCAAGCCGTCGTTACAGGTTCAACCATATTGTTGGAGTCACCGGAATGGTCAACCATAGCGAGCTTATCCTCGGAATGGTCCGTTAGCGCTTCCTGATAGCGTCCAAGTTCCACGTACTCCTGACATGACCACCCGCCATCAATAAAATCGCGAGCTTCAACAGCATCGAAAGTGAACGATGTTTCACCGCCGGTTGGCGAGGTTAGGCCGTACAGGTCTGCTACCGGCTTAAACTGTGTGGCTGGAATATTTTCCGGAATATTTTGCGGTTCGTTTTGTGGTCGATCGACACCCTGAAGCATGGCGGCGCGATAGGCGTTCCAGCCAACAGCTTTTCCGTGTTCAAACGCGCTGTCAAAGTCATCATCCATTTCCATCGCAGCGGGCACAGATACCGGCGCTGGCGGGGCGGTGTATAACCGAGTGCCATCTTTGAAATTCTCCCAGTCAGCCTGACCATCAGCGGCTATGCACGCCACCCTTGCATCCGGGTGGCATCCGCAATCGTCATATTCGCCCAGGACGACCTCGCCAACAGGCTCCGCTTCGAGCGATGCCAGCGCGATACGAGCCAGCTCATTCAAGATTGCCACATCAGCGTGACCGAGGGTGTAACCATCTTTCAAATCGGCGACTGCTTGCACGGCTTGTTTGTCGATGTTGCTCATTGGGCGGCCTCCAGTTCAGTTGCAGCTTTTTCAATGGCGCTTCTAACCCACGCGTTCAGGCTGTAAGCGTCTTCTGGCGTCAATTCCCCTGCGTCGTTCTGAACGGAGTCGAGAATCTCAAACAGGTAGTTTTCAAGGCTGCTGAGCATGGCATTTGCCACTAATTCACGGGTTAATTTGCTCATGACTGCACTCCTTTGCGAAGCTCCTTCGACAGCCACTCCAGGGCCATTACGGGAACGCCAATGCGCCCTGTGCCTTCGAATTTGTTAATCAGGTGCTCGATAGCGACATCCACACCCTGCGCCCGCACTTCAGCCAGGAAAGCGTCGTGATTAGCAACCACCGGCGTGGGGTAGGCTTCGGCCTTCTCGCCTCTCTGCATCCCAATTTCGAAGCAAGTGTTATCTAGATCTTCAAGAATCACAGCGCGGTCTGTAAGCACTGAACTCAACTCCGCAGCCAGCGCCGCGCACCTGGCTTCCAGCTGTGTCAGGCAATACTGGAGAGCAGCCACCCGCGGCGAGCTCTCTTCCATCTGCTGCATTAATTCAGCCATTTTTTCCACTGCGTTAATGTTTGTCATACCCCTACCCTCCCCCAAACCATCAATACCCTTCTCATCGCCGGACTGTTGCGGCATTCCTGGCAGATCATGTTAGTGTCCGTCCGCTGAATTAACTTCGACTTGCCCTGCTTCATGCCCGGTATCGTGTCAGGGGCGAAGCGCATGCCGTAACTGGTCAGGCTGTAAAGGCGCTGGCCGTATTTGCCTTCACAGCTGATAAGGCCGTCGGCCAGCAGCGTGCTCACCGTCCCGGATATCTTTTTGGTGTCCATGCCGATAAGCTCGGCCATCTTCACGCTGTTCAGGCCCGGGTTATTACGCAGGGCTGCCAGGACCTGCTCACGGATTGTTATGGTCATGTCACACCATCCCGTTCGACTTATTGCGGTTGTACTTCGCCAGCAGCAGCTGGATCGGCGTCGGCCCGTGATCAGCTGCGGGTGCTGCAATCGCCCGGCGCACTGGCGGAACAGGCTTACCCTCGGTGAGGCGCTTCTCCCACATGTCCAGCAGATCGCCCGCTTCGCGCGCCAGCTCACCATGAGTTAACTGCCGCTCTGTACTGCGGTGGCGCAGTTCAACGCATATGTGGTACATGACCGGCTGCGACCAGGGGAATTGCTCACTGGAAGTGAACTCGAACGAACGGTTACGCCAGTCCCAGTATTCGGCGATCACCTGGTCAACGTTGATTCCCAGCGCCCCGCCACTCTGTTTGCACCAAGCGACGAACTGGCCCGGCGACGGCAGGAATGGTCGCTCCTGACGGCGGGCAATGCGCATACCGGCATCGACTTGCGCCATTGAGTGGATCCCGTTTTCTTGGAACGCCAGAAGCCACTGACGGCGGAATTCGTTCAGGTCGTCCTGGGTGCGGAAGTTCGCCATGCTGGCCGGGAACGCGGCACGCAGCTCGTTGAACAGCTTGTTGAATACCTGCGCTACCTGTTCGACCGGGGCGCGTTCCTGATACTGCTCTGGCAGGTTATGAGCCATGCGACTCATCTGCTCGCGGTCGTGGTTACGCATCTGCTCTGCAAGAGATTTCATCGAATCACCCCATAAGCCCAGTCAGTGTTGTTGAAGTCCAGATCCGGCTTAGCGGCTGGTTTGCCGCGTACTGCCGCTTGCTTGTTCTGATAACTCAGTTTCTGGCTGGCAGTGATAAACCAATTTTTTGGCTTCTCATGCGTGAACTCGATATCCAGTTTCTGAAGTTCGTAATTCAGGTCTATCAGCGGGTACAGGTTTAACCATGCTTGATAGTCCTTGTGGTTCAGCCGAACGATTTGGCCCTCGAATGCGTACCGACTCGATATCTCATGAATATCCGCATTGGCCTCTTCGCAAGACGCGTAAGCGGCTTGGGTGTTAACCAAGGAATCAGGATCAGGGATAGGGGAATCAGGAATCAGGTTAAGGGAATCAGCAGGATTTAAACTGTTCTGAACCTGTTCTTGCACCTTACTAGCACCGTGCTTTTCTTGTGCTTCATTATTTTCAATGACTTGAGGCTTTCCCTCTTCTTCCTTTTCCTCTTTTGCATCTGAATTGCACTGTTCTTGTTCGGTGCCATTTTGGTTCTGAGACGGTTCTGGTATCTCACTTGCCGCTTCTTTGCAGTGCGGGTTCTGGTGCTTTTTCCAGTTAGAAACCTGAATGTAGGAATCGCCTTTTACCTGGTAACGGTTGATGAATTTGTGCTGATGCAGCTGCTGCAACAAAGCGTCACAATCGACATCATCAAAAGGCAGCACCATGGCTTTAATTTTCTTAGGGCGGTCATCCAGCCGACCCTCTTTATCGGCGATAGTCCACAGACCAGCGAAGAGAATGCGCGCCAGCGGCTGACATTCTGCAAGCTCGTCGTTTGTGAAAAAGCCGGGTTTGATATTTCGCGATCTGGCCATTTAAAACTCCACTGGTTGTTCTGGGCCGTAAATTCCACGTCTCTCAAGCTCTTCTCTATGAGCCTGATATTCATTCATGGCTTCTTTTAGCGCCTGTTCATCAGCCGGTTCGATCGCATACGCATTTGAATCGTGCACAGCGATAACAACGCCGCTTTTTCTACGGATATTGAAAATTGTTTCCGCACCGATTCGAATTAATCGCTCAGCAGCTGCAAGCTTGTCGCCGAAGACGCTAATCCCAATCTCATTAAAAAGTTCAGGTATATTGATTTTGCTGAGGCTCTCAAAAATGATGAAGTCGTGGTAAATAGCTATATATTCTGCTTTTTCACCAACCTGGCATTCACAGCTGCACGAGCACGCATGAATTATTTCTTTCAAATCAAGCTGAAAAAATTCGCGAGACTCGCTTACTCTCCATTCCGACAAAGCATCGTGAATCTCTTTTTCAGCATCGAGCGGAGAATGGCTGTAGAAAGCCGCTTCAACCTTGAATGGAGCAGGAACACCAGTAGCTGATGAAAGCTCTCGCGCTCGAACTTCCGGGCTTGTTGTGGTCATTCCAATTTTGTAGATGCCAGGCATACATGGATTGCTTAACACGTATACCCACCCTTCCATTCTAAAGTCGGCTGGAACATCCATAGTCTTCAATACGCCGACTTGCTTTGTTAATGGCTCGAGATGCATAATTGCCTCTGTGAATTGATCCAATTAATTCCACCTGAAAGTCGGTTCTGTTCGCGCAGACCGGCTTTCGCCATTTCTGTAGTTCTCACATAACCCCCAGCATCGACGTGACCATCGTCATCAGTGGGCCTACCTGCTCCGGCATAAGGCGGAACAGCGACGCTATGCCCTCGCTAACCTCTTTCAGCTTCTGATGCTCTGGTGCGTCCAGCAGAACAGCCTGTTTAGCTTCGGCACACTCTTTCATCGCAGAGGCGATCAGCGACATCGTGTCGTTCTGCGGCGCCAGGCGGTTTCGATACTCCAGCGGCAGGACGGACATGATTGCCGGTGCCAGCTGGCGAATGTTGTTGGCGGCGTATTCGGTGTCGCCATCAATCCAGCGAAACACTTTCTGCATCTGGCGGTGCGAGTCAGTCGGGATATCCAAACCGGTGCCGCCGGTTGCCCGCCACTCTTCCACAATGAGCGCTGCGACGAACTCACGGCTGCGGCAGTCAGCTGCCCAGGCGCGTACAGCTGCGCGGATCCCATCGATGTTTAACGCCTTGGAATCAGGTTCCCGGCGATTCTGGTAAATCATCGCCGTTGGCGAAAATTTGTTACCTTGTTGATACGCAAGTGAATGCATTGCTTTCCCTTTCGTGGTTAGGGCCGCAATTAAGCGGCTGTGTTATTCGCCTCAAGCAGCTGGACGAGGTCTGGACGGATATCTGCTGGTTTTAGCTTGCCGTTTGTTGCAGTGACAATCTTCATTACGTAGCGGGCATCAATGCCGCCGCCGTGCAACCAGCGCCATACCGTCGGCTGAGCAACGCCGCAAAGGTCGGCTAATTTCTTCTGGCTACCAGCGATATCAATGGCGCGCTGGATTGTTTTGTTCGTCATCTTCCAATTCCTATGAGTATTGGTGTGAATTGATAATAGCAATGCGTATTGATTTAGGCAATAGCTAAACGTGTTTTGACCATCAATACGCAAGCGTATAAATTAAAACTCATGAAAAAAGAAACTCTTGCAGAACGCCTGAATCAGGCGATGGAACTATCTGGCATGTCTCAGGGCGCTTTAGCTAAGGCGTCTGGCGTTGCTCAGCCCACCATCTGGAGGCTGACCAGTGGCAATGCCCGAGGCTCAACTAAAATCGTTGAGATCGCCAATGCGCTTGGCGTTCGCACTGAGTGGCTTTCAACCGGAGTTGGCCCAATGCGTGAAGATGGTCAAATGCCCGCAATTTCGCAGCCGAAAACAGAGCTGGCCCCTACTGACACATTCCGCATTGAGGCGCTAGACTTTTACGTAAGCGCCGGGCCAGGAGCCATCAACAGCGAATTTGTAGAGGTGCTTAGATCCGTGGAATACTCAGTGGAAGATGCTCGTCGGATGTTTAATGGCAGGAAGGCTGAGCAGATCAGAATCATTAATGTTCGCGGAGACAGCATGTCCGGGACCATTGAACCAGGCGACTTATTGTTCGTCGACATCAGCGTCCAACATTTTGATGGTGACGGGATCTACGCCTTTATCTACGACGATACTTCCCACGTTAAACGCCTCCAGAAGATGAAAGATAAGCTGTTGGTCATCTCCGACAATCAGACTTATCGCCCGTGGGAGCCAATCGAAAAAGAAGAAATGAACAGGATACTCGTATTCGGCAAGGTGATTGGTAGCATGCCTCAGACATACAGAAAACACGGTTAACAAACCCAGCTATGAATCAAGCCCAGCCATAGTGCTGGGTTTTTTATTGCCCGCAGCCAGCCCATTCGTCACAGCAATACCCGCCGCAGTAAAAAAACGATCTGAATCTCAATCCCGCGAAAAAATATCCAAATAAATTCCTTTAGCTATCAACGCATTAATAGCAATTGCTATTATTTAATATCAATACGTATTGCTATAAACAATACTCATCGCTATTATCAATCCATCGAAACGAAACATCGACAGCTGAGCGAAGTTAGCCAGCGGCGGACAGCAAGTCGCCTGCTTTTTAACAACATGCAAAGTCGGAACAGCACTCGGTAATCCTGTTTAGACCCCAACGCACAAAATGCGGCGTATCACCGGCGGCGAACCGGTCGGTGAGAAGGCTACCCCCTCGCGAGAGCGATAAAGGCGTGGGAACGGGCAACACTGGCGGGATGAGAGGTGCGAAGCGCAAACAGATTTATTCCAGTCCATTCGAAGTTGAGTGGGCTGGGCTGAATCACAAGAGGATTTTTTATGACTCAGACATACATTCCGGCGTGTTTAAGAGACCTTCCTAAGAAGCGTCAGAAGCCACGCAAACAGGCGATTAAAGAAGCGCAAGTGGAAGTTCTGAATAAGGCAATCGCATCGATAAAAGACGATATGCGCGCGTTCAAAACAGAAGAGCAGCGTCGCGGTCATTACCAGGCGATCAGCACACTCTCACAGATTCGTGATGAGTTGTAGCAGCTGATAGATAAAGAATTTCTCCCGCATCAGCGGGTAACGACAGAGGGTAAGGAGATGGCAATAGATGCGACGTTAAAAGTTAAACAAATTAACTCTATTAACCCATACGGCGACGGATGGAATAGGCATATGGAAATCGATATCGACAGTATCGAGTTAGTTGAATGTGTTAAGCCTGAAGAAATTATTTCTGAGTACACGGCGGCATCACTTCTTGATGCAATGGATGAATCTGATGTGGTTCGCTGGCTTGAAAACGAAGGTTACACAGTAACAAACGATTGACCCGCTCCGGCGGGTTTTTTATCGGCCATACCTCAGCTCATTCCAACGAGTGAGCGTGAGTTATGACAATCGGCGGCCATCCACCGCCCATTGAAACACTGAATAAATGCGTTGAAGTCTTGTATTAACCGTTCCGTTCGCCGCGATAAGGCCAAGAGGATTTATGACCAATAACAACGGCGGCCCGGCATTTCCGGTCGCAGGTAGTGAGCACAATTATCCTATCGAGGGAATGACGCTGCGCGATTACTTCGCTGCAAAAGCATTGTCTGGCTGGCTGGCAAGTTATCCGGAGTCGTGCACTCACCCTATTGTTGCCGGCAATGCCGATGAAGTTGAGAAGCACTCATACATGCTTGCCGACGCAATGCTCCGCGCCCGGGAGGAGTCCAAATGAGCACCGGAATCGGAAATCACGAGTTCAGCACGAACTATCGAAATATCTACAAACCAGACCTCGCCATATGCCCTTATTGCGGATACGAAAGCTGTGAAGCTGACCACTGCGATGTGGGTATCGGCATGGTTCAGTGTGGGCCTTACTACTGCCCTCAATGCCGTGCATCTGAAATTAGCAGCCTCGATAAGCGCGAGTTGACTGCACGGGAAAAAGAAACTGGCTGGTTCCAGCCAGGCAGCCCGGTTAGCGATGTCGCCAACACTGTCAATGGCCAGTTGGTTAACCACAAAGAAGCCAAGCAGGCGTATGACATTGGTCTGCTCGATGTAAAGAAATCAGACCGGGAGGCATTATGACAGTCACCCACAACGGCAAACAGTACACCGCCAAAAAGCTCAACGATAACGAGTGGCAGCTGACCTCGGTATCGGCACCACGCGACAAGCTGACTCTGAACCGCTGGCAGATGCATGTGGCTGGCCTCCTGAAACAGGTTGAGGTGAAGGTATGATGCACCACTACGGCACCACACCGCTCATACGCCAGTGCGTCACGCCCGGCATGATGGCAATGCATGAAGGCCGCACCTATCGCGTCTCAGCAGTAATTCAGGAGCGCAAATGGGTGTACCTGCACACCGATGCAGAAATCATCCGCCTCAGTGACTGCGTGATTGACGTTCTTCTGGACGGTCACGGCAACCCTATCCAGCACTAACCACCCTATTCAACCGATCGGCCTGGCTTTCTGCGGGCGGGATCTGCACATCCAAATTTCAGGAGAAACCATGAGCGAAGTAATGGACTTAACTGTCATCGAAATAAAGCCGGAGCAGGCGCCAGTGATTTACGTAGCTGGCGGCCTTGATGCTTACCTTGAGCAAATCCGCCAGGCAGTAAACGAAGTGCCGGACCTGTCCACGAAGAAAGGTCGTGACCGTGTCGCCTCTCTGTCGGCTCAGGTGTCGCGCAGCAAGACGGCAATCGAAAAGCCGGGCCGTGAGTACCTTAAGCGCCTTAAAGAGGCTGTGCGTCCGGCTGAGGCCGAAATTAAGCGATTCGTTGATGCCTGTGACGAGCTGCGCGATGCGACCCGCCGCCCACTCACCGAATGGGAAGCCGAGCAGGAACGCATTAAGGCTGAAGAAGCCATGAACGAGCTGCACGCTGAAGCGCTGGTGATGAACAAAGAGTTTGACCGCCAGCGCGCCGCGCAGTTCGAAGCAGACCACGAAATGGCTCTGCTGATGAATGACAAGTTTGACCGTGACCGAGAAGAGCAGCGCCTCCTGGTTGAGCTGGCTCAGCGTGAACGTGACGAGCGGCTGAAGCAGGAAGCAGCAGAACAAGCCCGCCGCGATGCCGAAGCGAAACACAAAGCTGAGCTGGAAGCAGCGGAACGCCGTGAAGCTGAAGAGAAATCTCGTGCGGAAACTGCGGAGCGCCAGCGCATCGAAACGGAGCAGCGTGCAGCACGTGAGAAGCAGGAAGCGGAAGAGCGTGCACGACGCGAAAAAGAAGAAGCCGTTGCCGCCGAGCGCCGCCGCCTGAAAGAGGCAGAAGCAGCCCGTCTGGCCGAAGAGCAGCGTATAGCGGAAGAAGAAGCGCGCCGCGCCGCAGACAAAGAGCACCGCCGCACTGTCAACCGTCGCGTCATCGCCGACCTTATAGCTCATGGCATCCCCGAAGAATTCGCGCAGAAAGCACTGCTGGCGATCGCTGGCGGCAAGGTGCAGGACGCGCACATCAAATATTGAGGTGATTAATGAATATCACATGCGAGTGCGTGGACATGCGCACATCTGTCGGCCCTCACAACACCATCAAAGTTGAGATGGAAGGCGTTGTTCTGGCCGGTACCGTTAAAACCCGTGACGTACTACCCCAGCTCGACGGCGCAGAAGTCATCGAATGGCTGGCTGAGCAGGGTTACGTCATCACTCATCAGGAGCGTGCAGCATGACTGCGGAAGAACGGTGGGATGAAGAGTCATTCCTGCGCCTTATGCGCGACGTGCTGCCGGAAAGGCCGGATGGTGATGACGAGCCAGTTAACCTGGCCGCCGAGCGGCAGAACCCGGTCATTAGCTGGGAAGAATTTGCCGGTAATTTTAATTAAGAGAGATTGCTATGAAATTCGAAAAAGCCATGAGGAAGAAAGCCAAGCTACGGCTGGCACTTACCGGGCCAAGCGGTTCAGGGAAAACTTATAGCGCGCTGATGATATGCAAAAGCATGGGTGGGAAAACAGCGGTTATTGATACCGAAAAGGGAAGCGCATCACTCTACTCGAATGAATTTGATTTCGATGTTCTGGAATTGGATCCCCCATTCAGTCCTGAGCGATTTATTGAAGCCATTTGCGCTGCGGAAGCGGCTGGTTATGACAACCTCGTCATCGACTCAATCTCGCATGAATGGAGCGGCGTTGGTGGCTGCCTTGATGATCTGGACACCATTGCCAAAACAAAATTCAAGGGCAATACCCACGCCGCCTGGAGCGCATTAACTCCACGTCATCGCAAGTTTCTTGACGCAATTCTTCGTGTTAATTGCCACTTGGTTGCCACCATGCGAAGCAAAACGGAAACAGCACAACAGGAAGGAAGCAAAAAGGTTGTGAAGCTGGGAATGAAGACTGAGCAGCGAGACGGCGTTGAATATGAATTTACTACTGTTCTCGACATCAACCATGAAACTCACACGGCTACTGCATCAAAAGATCGAACTGGCTTGTTCTCAAATGCTGATTACACGGTGCTGGATGAGACAGTTGGCAAGCGACTTATGGGGTGGCTAAACGACGGTCGCTCTAAAGCAGAAATAGACCTTGCTCACTTTGTCTCCACAGCAGAATCAGCGCCTTCCTTCGAACAACTTAAAACTGCCTGGGCAGAGGCTTTTAGGGCATTACGAGACACGCCAGAGCAGGTGAAAGCACAGGAAGTATATGAGGCCAGAAAGGCAGAATTAACCGGCAATGAACAGGTGGCATAAATGGCTAGCAAAGGCGTAAACAAAGTGATCCTAGTCGGTAACCTCGGGCAAGACCCCGAGGTCCGTTATCTTCCGTCCGGCGGCGCAGTATGCAGCGTGACGCTGGCGACATCGGAGTCATGGCGAGATAAAGCCACCGGCGAGCTCAAAGAGCAAACGGAATGGCACCGCGTCGTTCTGTTCGGAAAGCTGGCTGAGGTGGCCGGGGAGTACCTGCGCAAGGGCTCTCAGGTTTATATCGAGGGTCAACTGCGCACCCGCAAATGGACAGATCAATCCGGTCAGGAAAAATACACCACGGAAGTGGTGGTCAACGTTGGCGGCACCATGCAGATGCTGGGTGGCCGTCAGGGCGGTGGCGCACCGACAGGTGGCAGTCAGAACCAGCAGCAGGGTGGTTGGGGTCGGCATCAGCAGCCTCAGGGCGGCAACCAGTTCAGCGGCGGCGCGCAGTCTCGTCCGCAGCAGCAGTCTGCTCCTGCTCCGTCTAACGAACCACCAATGGATCTCGACGACGATATTCCATTTGCTCCTGTAACTCTTCCCTTCCCTCGCCATGCTATTCACGCAATTTAAGGATGAAAATGAACCACTTAATGATTGACCTCGAAACGATGGGGAGCGGACCATACGCGCCGATCATCTCCATTGGCGCTGTATTCTTCGACCCGAACACTGGCGCAACAGGCGATGACTTCCAGGTGAATGTATCGCTTGAGTCAGCAATGAGGTTTCGCGCCCGGCCTGACGCCTCAACAATCCTGTGGTGGATGGAGCAAGGCGAGGATGCGCGAAAGGCGTTAACCAATGATACCGAAGAGCTTTTCACCGCTCTGTGTTGGCTATCTGAATTCATCGCCAAACACGCCAAGCCGAGATTCGTTCAGGTATGGGGCAACGGTGCATCGTTCGACTGCGTCATTCTCCGTAACAGCTATGCACTGATCGGGCAGGAAGCGCCGTGGCAATGGTGGAATGACCGAGATGTCCGCACAGTAGTTGAGATGGGTAAAGCGATCGGCTTCGACCCTAAGCGCGATATGCCATTTGAAGGCACCCGCCACACTGCGCTGGATGATGCTATTCATCAGGCCAAGTATGTCTCTGCTATCTGGCAGAAGTTAGTCAAATAACCCACGCTAAGGAATACCAAATGTCACAACCTCCTCAAGGGGCGGGATACTTTCGTGCGCCCAAAAAATTGGAAACAAAGGAGCAAGTCATCGCTCGGGTCTGCGCTTACCTTGAGGAGAGTCTGGGTAAGAAGCGGGTTGAGAACCGAACTCCAGAAGAGATTCAGCAGGCTGAGGATGATTACTGGACCGAGAAGCTTCTACGTCGCTACGAAGCCAAGCTATGGCACGACAACTTCATGGCCTCTTTCCAGCCTCGATACGAATCCTGTGGACCGAAACTCCCCTCTCGCACTCGCTACGGGCAAATTGATTATTTCGGCCGCGGCGGCGCGGTAAGGAGTGAATGATGACTCACGCTCACGACGACATCAGGGTAGGCAATCTGTGCCTGCCCTTCATTGGTAACGGCTGGCTAATGCCATGGGGTGAAGTGGTCAGCAATCCATTAAAGGCCCAGCGGCTCGCTGAGGAATATCGGGAAAGGCAGGAGGCAGCATGACAGCACAAATCACCCGGGAGCTTATGGCTCCCTTTTTATTGCTGGCGTTCACCTTCAACCGAATTAACAGACAGTTCCGGGAGCATTGACCATGGACATCATCGATACCGCAGCAGAGATTGAAGAGCTTCAGCGTAACGCCGCCCTTTCCGCTCACCGGATCAACCGTAATGCCGTATCAGCTGAGCGTTGTGAAGAATGCGGCGAACCAATCCCCGAGCCTCGGCGCGCTGCCGTTCCCGGCTGCCAGACATGCGCGGATTGCCAGAGTGTTATCGAATTGAGGAATAAGCAAAGGGGGAACCAGTGAAAGAGCGCGGAATGATTTTTAACGGCGAGATGGTGCGCGCCATCCTCGACGGCCGGAAGACGCAGACGCGGCGGATCATGAAAAACCAGCCTGCCGGAGATTATCCAGACACCCCAGCCCTAATCAGAAGTGTCGGCAATGGTTTTCAGTGGTACGGGCATTACGGAGAAAGCAGCATTTTCAATTGCCCGTTCGGTGCCGTCGGCGATCGCATCTGGGTGCGCGAAACGTGGGCACAATTAGGCAATGAAGACGGGTGCCCCATCGACTGGTACGACAACCTTGTCAAAGAAGGTGGGCCTGAGGCGGCGCGTATTTATCGAGCCAGTTGCGAACAGAAAGAAGGTAATTATGGACTGTGGTCAATTCCTGATGATGCCTCCTGGAAACCACATACTAAGGATCTTCATTACGATGGGACATGGTGTCCATCAATTCACATGCCGCGCTGGGCCAGTCGTTTAACGCTGGAGATTACCGGCGTGCGGGTTGAGCGATTGAATGGCATCAGCGAAACGGACGCAGAGGCGGAAGGCATCGACATGGAGGCGCTTTTTGACGCCCAGGACTGTTACGACTGCATTGCAGACCACAACATGACAGGAAGGCCAACGGCAACAGGCGCATTTAAGTACCTGTGGGAATCCATCTACGGCGAAGAAAACTGGCAGGCAAACCCATGGGTCTGGGTAATCGAATTTAAGGTGGTGCCAAATGTTCAGGATAATCCAGACTAATACTTGGTACGCCGATGCTCACGGCGCGCCCTGCAAAATCCTCCGCGCTACCCACGAAGTAATCCACTACATCCGCAACGGTCGCACCTGCATCGCCAGCATGGGCCGCTTTAATCAGGATTTCGAGCCGCTGACCAAAGCAGAGGCCGAGCGGATCGCTGAAGAAATCGAAACAGCAGAACATCTGAAGAAGCTGCGCGCAATGCGTGCTGCATGAGGAGAGAGCGTGAAACCTTACGAATCGAAGAAATCGCAGTTCACCAGAAACCTGATCCGGCGGCGACACGCCGAATGGTCAGAAAAAACCTTTGGCAATGTCGGCCCCGTCGGACCGCTGAAGCACCTTTCGAAAGAGGCGCTGGAAGCTGCCGCCGATCCTGACGACCTCAGCGAATGGGCTGATATGCAGTTCCTGCTATGGGACGCGCAGCGGCGCGCAGGTATCACCGATGAGCAAATCACCGCGGCGCTGGAAGAAAAGCTTAAGGTGAATATGGCTCGCCAGTGGCCGGAGCCGAAAGACGGCGAACCGCGCCTTCACATCAAGCCATGACGCAACTGATAGCCAGTTATGAGCTGGCTATTGGGTGCGAAAGCACTGCCACGTCATCCCTTTTGCCCGGCCCCGCGCCGGGGTTCTTTTTGGGAGTTCACCATGCAAATAACTCTTCCGAAGTGGATTGGCTTTCTAATTATGCTGATTCTCCGCCCTGGCATTACTGCATCCTGCGCTGCATATCTGATGCTATATGCAGATGGCAGTTGGTATCACTTCCTATCTGGCGCACTGGCCTTCAAATCCTGCATCGAAACTCACGACATTTACAAAGAGGTCAGAGATGCAAGGTAATCCCGTTATCTGGCTCATAGCCTCACTTATGGCGCTGGGCGCTCTCATCTCATTTCTTCACGAACCGGAAGGTGTGCAATGGCTGCTTTTAATGTGGGCGCATTAGTCCAGAAGAAGACCGGCGGTATACATGGCGTGGTGGATAGCCAACTGGAGCCGGAAGGCGATCACCCGAAGGCCTGGGTGCGTTGGGATGACGGGAATTTTTCAGTGCACGCGGAAAACGAATTACGCGCGGCCACGCCAGACGGCCCGCAGTTTTATAAAACGATGTCATAGGAGCGACCATGAGCGAAATGACCTTAATCGTGCCCAACGACTGGGTAACACAAGATAAGCTCGTCGAGATTACCGGCCTTCGCCCGGGAACTATCGAGGCAGCTCGTAAAAAGTCCTGGATGGTTGGGCGCGAATATCTTCACGTTGCACCAGACGGTAATCCAAAAGAAAACAGCGAATGCATGTACAACCGAAAGGCTGTCGACCAGTGGGTTGAGAGCATGTCAAAGAAACAGCCGGGTGCGCGCCAATGAAGATCCGTTTATGCTTAGCGGGCTCTTGGACGTCAGGAGGGAATAATGGCTAAGTCAGCATACCCAACAGGCGTGGAGAACCACGGCGGTACGCTCCGCATATGGTTCATCTATAAAGGCAGCCGGGTGCGTGAAAGCCTCGGTGTGCCGGATACACCAAAAAACAGAAAGGTCGCTGGCGAGCTGCGCGCGTCGGTGTGCTTTTCGATTAAGACCGGCAACTTCAACTATGCCGCGCAGTTCCCAGACTCGCCTAACCTGAAAAGGTTTGGGGTGGAGAGCAAGGAAATCACCGTGGTGGAGCTGGCGAACAAGTGGCTTGAGCTGAAGCGTATGGAGATCAGCACCAATGCGATGTCACGCTATGCATCTATAGCACGCAACATGGTGCCAAGGATCGGCGGTGACAGGCTGGTATCTGCGGTGACGCAAGAAGACCTGCTGTTTATAAGAAAGGAATTGCTGACCGGTTATCACACCCTGAAGGCAGGACAGAAAACGCCGGTTAAAGGCCGCTCTGTCAGAACGGTCAACAACTACATGAAGATCATGGGCGGGATGTTTAAGTTTGCCGCCGACAGCGGGTATGTCCGGGTGAATCCGTTTACCGGGATCGCCATGCTTAAGCGTTCTCGATGCGAGCCAGACCCGCTGACGCGTGAGGAGTTCGTCAGGATGATTAATGCCTGCGCCCACCAGCAGCTGAAAAACATGTGGTCGCTGGCCGTGTACACCGGCGTGCGCCACGGAGAGCTTGTGTCGCTGGCCTGGGAAGATATCGACCTGAAAGCGGGTACGATGATGATCCGCCGGAACCACACGTTAACGAAGGAGTTCACCCTTCCAAAAACGGAGGCCGGAACGGACCGCATCATCAACCTCATTCAGCCGGCGATCGACGTGCTGAAGAGCCAGGCGGAATTAACGCGCCTGGGTAAGCAGTATCAGGTTGAAGTGAAACTGCGCGAGTATGGCCGTACTGATGTGCATCCTTGCACGTTCGTGTTCAACCCTCAGATCGCATCACGTAATGGCCGTGCCGGGCATCATTACGCAGTGGGGTCGATTAACCAGTCGTGGGAAGCGGCAATGCGACGCGCCGGGATTCGCTATCGCAGAGCATATCAGTCCCGACATACGTATGCATGCTGGTCGTTAGCTGCCGGTGCAAACCCGAACTTCATCGCGAAGCAAATGGGCCACACCGACGCGCAAATGGTTTACCGGGTGTACGGTTCCTGGATGGCTGAAAATAACCAGGACCAGGTACTCATCCTCAACCAGAAATTGAGTGAGTTTGCCCCATCCATGCCCCACGCCGTGGGATCGGATGGTTATTAA